CCAACCCAATGGGTATAGTAGTGGCGGGGCTTACGTATACGCATTACATATACGGGGGCATAACGCTTGACGACAGAACATACGTTTTGTTTACTAAAGGTGTCGGGAGCGAGGTGCTTCCGGCGAATTTACTTACTTACTTGAGGGTACCGAAATGGCACGCAAAGCAAACAATCTGACCGTTCCTGCGATTAAAACTGTGGCTGACGTGGCGACCGTCGCACTGGCGAGTGCGACCCAAGAGTTGGAGAGCCGGAAGGCCAAACTGTACGCCGACACGGCTAAAGCGCTTGGCGCGGCGACTAAACTCGCCCCGGCCATGGCGGACAAAAAGGCCGCATTTAAGACGGCGGCGGATGGATTAACGGGTATCCGGTCGGAACTGATGGGGCTGTTCGTGCCGGTGGTCATCGACGCATTGACGTACGGGTCGCTGCCTGACGATTTGTTCGGACGGAAAAAGGGCAAGGGAGGGATTCCGGCGATTAAAGGGAAAGTCCGCGAAACCTTGGAGCCCTTGTACGACGGAAAGCTGGTAAGCGAAATCGTGCGGAACTGCCGGGTGGTGTTCCAGTTCCATAATGAGGCGGGGTCACTTCCTGACCCAAAGAAAAACTTGTCGAGTCTCTACCAGGAAGTGGTAGGGGCTAATCGGAAGAACAAGGACGCCAAAGACAAGACGGCTGCGACCATCTGGAATGAGTTGAAAGCGTGGTGCGGGGACACGCATGACCAAAACTTCCAGGATATAGAAGCCTACGTCAAGAAAAAGGACAAGGAATTGTACCGGCTCTTGACCGAGTAGGCCAGACAGGGGAGGGGGAAACCCCTCCCGACCAAGACTGAACATATACTCAGAGGATAAGACAATGACCAAGCAATTTACAGTATCCGTATTTTTCACCCAGACTGACTATATCGACGTGGAGCGCACTGCGGACCAACTGCAGAAATGGGGAGACGACTCCCTGATGGCAGGAAGGTACTGGCAGGTCCAGGATGACACTGGGGAGGATTGTATATATCGCAGCATTTCGGCGCAAGAGCTGACGCGGTACACCGACCAGGAGATGTCAGACAGGAAATTCGATATGGCTCTTGAGGCATGGTTGAAGAGGAGGGAACTGGAAGATTAAAAAATAACGAGGTCTGCCACGGACGGCGGGCCTCGACTACTGTACCGAAAGCAGGCGAATAATACACACTCCCCCGGCGGTATAGTAGTGGCCGGGCTACCGGACGGCCCCACTGCCCGACTACGTCAAAACCCCCCAGAGGCGGGCTGTCATATAATTTATACGGGATAAGGGCTTCCCATATAAATTATATAATCCATATAAATTATATGGCGGACGATTTCGGCCCTGTATCGGAGCAATAACGCGGGCTATATGTAAAGACATAATAATCTATAAAATTACATGTAATCCAAATGTTCAGTTTGTAACTCAGGATACTTAAAATTTCGCCGAATAAATCTTACGTAAAGTAAACATATAAAATAAGTACAAACTAAACATAGTTTACGTAACCGAAGTTACATAATACACAAATGATATGTTTCATATATAGTAAACATTAGGCGAATGTAAGGACTTTTTTGTTTACTATGTGTAGCTAGCGTGGATAGTGAAAAAAACAGTAAATCAACGACTTAATTTGTTTCTTATTCACCTATATATGTTTACTATCGTTATATAACTACACATGTTTACAATGTAAAGCCCGAAATAGTAAACAAAATACACGTAAGTCTACACATAAGGCTAAACATACGGCTATGTAAGGCTCAAAAATATAATTTATATAAAGCGGATAAAACGCGGATGTTTAGCCGTAAGCCCCTGAATACTTTGTGTAACATAAGTACAAAAGCCGATATGTACGCCTTTTGTTTCTTTGTTATATGTTTATGTTTGATTTTAGCGTGATATCCGAAAAATATCCAAAGTGCCAGTGGCGATATTGTAGGCGAGTTTGCGGGACGCGATTATGTCGCCAGTTGGTGTGTGGTGGCTCCAGTAAGTAATGAATTGATTTCTTTAGTATTAGTATTATTAGATTACTTAACTTATTACTACGTTTCCTAGCCACTCAACCAAGTGGTACCCAAAGATGCGAAATTACATATATACATATCTTTGTGCAGTGCGCAACAACACACCCAACTAAACATCTCGATATGTAATTGGCTACATATCCTAATGTTTACTATGTTTAGAACATATAAATAAGTGACCGTTTGCGATTTTGCCCCCTCCCCCTCAAAAACGTGGCTAGCGTGGATAGTGAAAATGGAAATATACGGCACCCGTAACTTCTTGATTAGCTAGATAAATTATATATTATGTAATATCTCTATAAACTTAGTTAAAAAGCCCCTGGCTAGTTGTTGATTTTCCTAGAGATTTAGTAAACATAATCGAAAAAATACTAAACAAACTCATCTAGTAAACATAACATACATAAAATCGGGCTGGCTTGACATTTGGCTTTTTTTGTGGGATAATATACTTCACGCTGGAAATCTGTTCAGCGGGACCCGCAACCCTACATTGGGTAGGAATTGCGAATTTATATAATTTATATCGGAGACCGCAGATATGGCATCTATTCGCACCACGTGTATGAAGGGTTCCTTGGTTGTAAAATACGGCGACGGAAAGAAGGGCGCAAAGGAACTGGCCCGAGATGTCGAAGCCAGTCATGGCGCCGATACGGGCACCCTGTCCACTCGTGTTGATTTATGTTCCAACATGGCGGAGTTCAAGAAAGTCCGCGATTATGTCGCGGAAGTCCGCAAGTGGTGGCGTGAGCGCAGCGCCGTGTGGGAAGACGGCGGCAGTCGCGTGTTCAAGGCCATGGCGTCGAGCACCATCGAAGCCTATATGTCGCAGGCTTCGACCCAGTTCTATAAATTGGCACAAGATGCCGTGAATGCGTATCCGGCATACGTCCAGAACCGCCTGCACGAGGTGGGAACCCTGGTCACCCAGGATGCGTTTTGGACGGTCGAGGAATTCATGGCGAAGTTTACCTTTAACTTCACCACAGAGCCGTTGCCCGATAGGGACGATTTTAGAGTCATAGACGGGCTCACCAAACAGGAGGCCGAAGCATTCGGCCAACGTATGGTGGATGAGTCCCGCGCCCGTGTGGAGGCGGCTATGGGGGAAACCAGAGATAAACTTACGTCAGTGCTAGACCGGCTTGTCGGTCAGTTGGAAAACAAGACCAAGCAAGAAGACGGCGACGACAGCATCAAGCGTGCGCCCATAACCAAGTCCTCCCTGGAAGCCCTATGGGACGCTATCAAAGCCGTCCCTGGGCTGAACATCGCCGGGCACCCTGGCTTGGATGCCATGGCCAGCGAGCTGGAACACGCCCTGGATGGCGTAACCGTGGATGCGCTAAAGGACGACCGGGCTACCCGTGACCGGGTTGCCTCGGTGACAAAGTCCGTGTCGGAATCCTTGAAGTCCATGCTGTCTGATGACAGCCTGGAGCACGAGGCTGAAAGCGTGGACGTATGCGGCGAGAAAGCCGCAACCTTGAAGGCTAGCCTTCAAGATATGTTTTGATTCTACCCTGGGGTAGGATTAACCTGGGGGGATGGGCTGTTCTATCCCCCCGAACCAGAGCACTTATATAATTTATATCGGAGATAAGACCATGAACATGATTCAAGCCATGCGCCAGATTAGCCTAAAGCAACTGCCCAAGGCCCTCACCTTGGCGTACGTGTCCAATCAAAACGTGTTTCTTGCTGGTCAACCCGGCATCGGCAAGACCGTCACGGTTGAAAAATATGCTCGCATGATGCGGAAACGTATCCCTGAGTTTCAAATCTGGCGGGTGTCTATGCCTGCCCTTACCGCGATGGATATTCAGGCGACCGTTCCCGATGTCGAGACCATGACCCTTACGGTAATCAACACCACGCTGTTGCCCAATGCCCTGGGCAATGACGCCGAAGCCAAGGGCTCTATCTATCTGGGCGAGCTTGCCCAAGCTGACCCCCACGCGCTAAAGCCCCTGCAGAAGTACATCAACGGCGAGCCCTTCAATGGGCTGCAGAAGCCCGAAGGTGTCAATGTAATCGCAGATGGCAACAGACAAGAGGATAAGTCTGGCGCGATTCGACAAGGCCGCGCATTCATGTCTCGATTCTTGTACCTGGAAACCATAAACCCAGTCGAGGATGACATCGAATACGCGGTGACTCAGGGATTTCATCCAGACGTAACGTCATTCATGTCTGTCAATCCGGATTTAGTTAATACGTACAACGCAGAAGATGACAACTCCCGCGCTGACCGGGACATTGGACGCTGGGGTGGGATGCGCCAGTGGGAGCAGCTATCCGGACTAGAATACGCGGCGGACGAGTTCAACCTGGCTCTAATAGATATGCCTCAGATGGTAGCGGCGGCAGTGGGTGCAGTAATAGGTACAAAGTATTTAGCATACAAGACCATATATAAATCTTTGCCTACGGTTGCGCAGATATGCGCCAACCCAAGCACGGCGCCCGTACCACAGGAGCACGACAAGCAACATGCGCTTATTAGCATCATCTTGTCGCGCATTACATCCACTCAACTTGATAGCGTTGTGCCGTACGTCATGCGGTTACCTGTTACTTTGCAAGTCTTATTCATGCGCGGTGTGGAGGCCCGCGCTGCACGAGCGGCCAAGTCTCGGCGTGGGGATGGGTTTACCATTTCGAGCCCGGCCTATATTAAGTTCACTTCGGACTCGAAGTTCAAGAGCCTGATTCGGTCCAGTGTGAACGAGTAACCTGATATAAATTATATGGGGTGGCACATCCACCCCATGGCTTACTAATCTACGGAGCATAACATGAACACACTTCCCGATATCGACCGCGTGTCAGTCAACATGGTAATCCGCTTTGGTTACTTTGCGGACTTATTGATGACCATGAACCTGCAGGTGAATCCCAACATCCCGACCTTGGCGACCGATGGTAAGAGCCTATGGGTCAACCCCGTTTATTGGGACACTCTGTCCTTCGACTTGAAAGTCTCGGCGCTGGCGCATGAAGTCTTGCATAAAGCCTTGGCTCACATGATGCGGCGGAATGGCCGTGACCCGTTGATTTTCAACATTGCTTGCGACCACATCGTAAATCATATCTTGCGCGAGAATAATTTTCTGTTAGATGCAAACTGGATATACGATTCCCACATCGTGTATGATATTGAGAACGGCTGGCGAGAGCGCACCGAAGAGCAGATATATGATTTGCTTATAGAACGCAATCGTCCCAACACGCCGCCGCCCCCTCCCCCAGAGAACGAGGAAGAGGGCGAAGGCGAAGGCGAGAACGAAGCCCCCGGTGGTACCGGCGAAGGTGAAGGCGAGCAAGGCCAGGGCGAGGGTGACGAGCAGGGCCAAGGCCAGGGTACCGGCGAGGGCGAGAGCCCGAAGGAGTCCGGCAAAGGCCAGGGTACCGGCGAGGGCGAGCAGGGCCAGGGCCAGGCTGAATCGGGCCAGGACGCGGGCGACCCCGAAGACCAGGGGAAAGGCGAGGGTAGAAACAAGGGCCGCCAGGCGGGCACGGGAACAGGCACACAGACGATGCACATACCAGGGCTGGCCAACCCCGACCAGCTCAAGTTCCTGGGCGACATCGTAGAGCCGGAGGGCAACCTGACCCACGCCAAACACAAGGCGCTGTCCGAAGCGGCCGAAGCATTCAACCGGGCGGGGACCAAACCCGAAGGACTGCGCGAGCGGCTGAGCAGCTTGAACATCACTGAGCCGACCCCTTGGTACCAGGTATTACAGCAGTACGTGACCAGCATCACTATGAACGAACGTACGTGGAATCGGTTCGACCGTAGGACATACGTAAATTACGGCGTGATGGCGCCGGGTCAGTTCAGCCATACGGTGAATCATGTAACCATAGCCGTGGACACCTCGGGCTCTGTGTTCAGTGCAGCCCAACAAGCAGGGTTCCAAGACCACATGAACGATATCATCCGGGCGTCTAACGTAAAGTCGGTGTCGGTATTGGAGTTCGACACCAGGGTTATGCGGGCGACCGAGTATGAATTGTCGCAAGGCGAGACGATTAACTTCGACGCCGTAGGTGGTGGCGGCACAGACTTCCGGTGTATATGGGAGTGGGTGGATACCTATAAGTCTGACACTGACCTGGTAATAGTTCTGACCGATATGTTCGGCCCGATGGGTGAGGAACCCCCGTGTCCTGTGCTGTGGGCGTGTATCCACAACCGGGGTGAGCGTATGGCCAAGTTCGGTGACGTAGTGTACGTTGCACCAGCCAAAGATAGTTATTACTAGGAGGCAGCCATGAATCATGCCGACATAGACATTCGTATGTGTCGGCATCGGTTCGACTTGATAAAACGCAAGATATTTGATTTGACCGAGATGCGTATATTATCAGTCGGACTCGATGCTGGCCTGTTAGACCTAGACAATCCACCTAGCAAAGATATATTGCTGGATAAGTTCCTGACCATGGGTGTCACGGTGAAGCGAAGCAAGTTTAATTTCTATGAATACGAAAACCTACTTGCTGACATTGCGCAACTGGACCCGGACCAGCACAAGTGGGTGGATAATACAAAGATATGGCACAGCCTAAAGGTAGGTGTCCATATACTTAGAGCATATTACTTAGACAGGTGTGAGACGGAGAAAAAAATAATGCCTTAGTCCTATTGCATAGCCCCCGCAAGGGGGCTATACTAAACCCACTAACCAAGTAACCGAGTGATGACAATGAACATGCAGGAGAATATGCGGCTCAAAAGAATTGAGACGCGACTAACCAAGCTGGGACTATTTATAGGCGTTGACCTGCGGGCACAGCCAACCCCTATCGAAATAGACTTGAAAGCAAAAGTTATTCACATGCCCAATCCCGACTTCCCGCTGTCCACTATCATTGAAGAGATGAAATATGTAGGCGCGACAGATGGGTGGTACACGTTGGAATCGAACGGCGCAAACTTAGGGGACATTAAGATATGAGCATGACCATTCAGATGGAAATAAGCCAAGCGCAGTACCGGGCGGCGAAACGTGCGTTCCACTATATGGCCAAGGCGGTGGAGATGGTTGCCTTGCTGCCCAAGCCTGCCATGGAGCGCTTGGCCCCCCGTATGGTGCAGGTCGCATCCGAGCTGGAGTCCTTGATTGATATGGTCGAAGACTCTTTGGAAGCGCAAGAGGATGAGGACATCGCGGACGAGTGCCGGGCTGAGGACGGCGGCCGTGGGGTTCACTAGCTTCGGGGCGGGGGACTACTATACCCCTCGAATTAAGGTCGCCAGGGTGGATGAAGGCGGCGCAGAATTGGAGCTGATTATTCCCAATTCTATAAATTTATATTTGGGCTATGTTCCGGTGGGAGCCGAGATAGAACTGGAGCCCATAACTTTGGAGATTATCGCGCATGACAAAAGATAACATAAATCCTGAGCACTATAAGTCCATGGGGCTGGAGTGCATTGACTGTATCCAAGGGGCCGTAATGGACCTTCCTGGAATGCAGGGATACCTTACTGGAAACGTGATGAAGTATATATGGCGGTTCCAGCGCAAAAACGGCGTCGAAGACCTGAACAAGGCCAAGTGGTACCTGGAGCGATTGATTAAAACCGTGGAGGAAGCGCAGTGAATATAAATTTATATTTTGACGTTGTTCAGCGTAGGAATGTCTTTGCCAAGGCGTGCCAAGAATGGGTCCTGACCTGCGAAGACACAGACAAGCATGACAAGTGGGTCCTTACCACCTGGGAGGGCAAGAAGCGCCCGTCAACGGCAGCGATACATAAAGCCATTGATGCCGCGCTGCAGGCGATGCGAATGTATAACACTATGGCGGCTGCGCGGAGCACGTTCCACGTCTCGGCGCAATTTAATAACTTCGAGGAATAGCCATGCCAAACCAAAACATAAATTGGGACAAGGTCCCCGAGTGGATGAATTACTTGGCCATGGACAGCGACGGCCTTTGGTTCGGATATGCCGAAGAGCCGTACCACGAGCCGGGGTCGTCTACGTGGGACTACACGGGCCGTATGGCCACCCTGGACCGCGACGTATTTACTGACTTCACTGCGACACTAACCAAGCGCCCTAACGCGGAGTAATAACATGAAGACCAAGACTGCTGATAGAAACATAAGAGTTGATATTACCTACGAAGGTGAAGACTTCGACGGGTTCACGGATGACTTCTGCTACGAGCTGGAGACACACGGCATGGGGCTGGTCGCGGGCCTTGACGAGGATGCCATGCGGATAAAAGGCAACATCGTTCGGGACGATACGCGAACCAAGCGGCTGAGCGTGGATGATTTATATTATGTTCAAGACCTGGTCGCCCGGTTCGGATTTTCCAAGTACGAACTGAGCATGTACCTGGACGCGAGTTAAGACCGTGCGCCCGTTCACCACCACTGAAGCGAAGATTATTCGTGAGTGGACGGGCACCCTCCCCGAGTTGGGTAGAAGACTGGACCGCACAGCCAAGTCTATCTCCCAATTTCGGGTTCGCTCTGGGATAGCCCGGAAACGTCAGAATGTATCTGCGGAGATGCGCCGGGATATCATAGCAGCAGCGAAGCGGGGTGACTCGCACAAACGGATTGCCACAAGAATGAATTTATGTCTTGAGACCGTTGGCATTGTGACCAAAAACGCCGGGTTACATAGACGCAAAAAGTATTCTGAGGCAGAGCTACAGATTGTAGCTGAGTGGACTGGTACCCTCCGTGGCCTAGCTGAGAAGATAGGGCGAAGCGTACCGGCTATAAAATATATACGTCGCACTGTAAAGAAGGGGACTACCAATGTTTGAAGATTGGATTTACACCATCATACACTATGCACTGGTGAGCGCCGGGGCGTTCACACTGCTGGGGTTTATTATTACTGCCATTGAAGGGAAAGACAATGAGCAAGATTAGCGTTATGTTTGAAGTATCAGAGCCTAATCCGGATATAATACTTCAAGACAGGCTACACGCTGGGTTGTTGATGGACGACGTAACAGATGACATCGCAGCCCACCTCGAACACCGGAACCTTAGCCTGACTGGGATGTATACGCCATTCAAGTTCCACGGGTACCTGGTCGGAGCTGGAGATAGACTTAACTGCACGGTTACATTAGAGGATGAACTGCACCTAGGCGAATTCTTGAGCTTGAACCATCATGTGTGCGCGTACGATATAACAAACCAAAACTGAGGTGATGCCATGACCGATACCATACGTTTGAATCAGCCACCCGAATGGGCAAAGTACAAGTCCATGGATGCAGATGGAATCTGGACCTTCTGGAGTCACAGACCTAGACCCCTGCGCTCCATGGGAATCTGGGTGTTCCCTGAAAACTGGAGCAAACACTTCCGCAGTGCCATCGTGACCGACACGAAGTCCGACCCGAGTAAGATGCCATACCAATGGTATGAGACAGTTCAGGCCCTACACGACAGGCTGGAAATTTGCCGTATCTGTCTGGGTGATTGTGTGTGCGCAGACCCGGACCCCGAGCAGACTATATCTATTCCTGCGACATGCGTGTGCGACTTAGAAGAGTGGGACTTGCGCGTCCTGTCCATCTCAGTCGTATGTGATAAGTTCGTTGCGCATGATATGTTAGACGATGCCTGTCAGGTATGTTTTCACAGCCGTAAGTGCCACGCGGAGGGCTAGCCATGATTGACCAAGAATATATAACAATGGTATTCCGCGCCAAAGACATGCCAGACGGAGATATATCTGACTTACTCCGTATCCAATCGTGCGTTTATATGTCATGGGGGCATATTCCCTATGACTACGACAAGCTCAAGTACAGCGTGGATAACGCCAAAGAGCTAAACCACATGAATGACCAGCTATGCCGCCAGCTTACAGCCCTGGAGCGTATGGCCAGCGCATTAGACCGCCTATCTGGAGGGCAGCATGATTGATTGGAGCACCGCCCCCGCATGGGCTACCCATGCTGCGATGAATAGAAATATGTCTTGGTATTGGTTCTCGGCCAAGCCTATTCCCTGCGGCTGGACCTGGGCTGCACCCTTCGAAAACAGACTGCGGTTCGAAGCGCCCTGTTTCCCTGGGGATTGGACACAGTCATTACAGGAACGACCCGTATGAACATCATTACACTGGACTTTGAAACGTACTACTCCAAGGAGTACACGTTATCAAAACTTACGACAGAAGCATACGTTCGGGATGCCCGCTTCGAGCCCATGATATTGGGTATCAAGATAAACGACGGCGAAACCTACTCGGTATCGGGGACAAAGAATATCAAGCTGGAGCTGGCAAATTTAGACATACGTAATAACGCTGTCCTGTGCCATCACACCCACTTCGACGGGCTGATACTGTCCCACTGGTACGGCCTGGTTCCGCTGCTGTACCTGGACACCCTGAGCATGGCCAGAGCGGTCCTGCCTCCTATGCGGTCCCGCAGCTTGCGAAAGCTGGCCGAAGCCCTGGGCGTAGGGGTGAAGGGCTCGGAGGTGGACAACGCCATTGGGTACCACCTGAAAGACCTAAAGCCCCTGCAGCTTGACACGTACGAGACCTACTGCCGTAACGACGTAGACTTGACCTGGCGCATCTTCCGGCGCCTGGCCAAGTTGATGCCAAAGCAAGAGCTGGCCATTATTGACATGGTGATTCGTATGTTCACCTGTCCACGGTTTGAGCTGGACCCAGAGGTTTTGAATACTGAGCTGTACGTTTTGAGAAAGAACAAGGCTACGTTACTCAAGAGCGTAGGCGTAGACCAAATCGAGCTGATGTCCAACGACCGCCTGGCTGCCCTTCTGGCGTCTTACGGCGTTGACCCACCGACCAAGCTGAGCGTTCGTACCAACCGCCAGACGTATGCGTTCGCAAAGAACGACGAGGCGTTCCAAGCCCTGGCAGACCACCCTAATCCGGACGTACAGGCCATCGTAGCGGCGAGGCTGGCCCACAAGTCCACCATCTTTGAGACCCGCGCAGACAGGCTCCTAGGGGTGCAGCAGCGCGGCCCGGCTCCGGTGTACATCGTGTACTACGGCGCGAAGCAAACGGGACGCATGTCCGGAGGCGATAAGCTGAACTGGCAGAACATGGGGCGAGGGAGCTTTCTGCGCCGGGCGGTACGTGCCCCTGCAGGATACAAAATCGTAGCTGTGGACAGTAGCAACATCGAAGCCCGCGTCCTGGATTGGCTGGCGGGGGAAGACCTGAGCGTGTACATGACTGGCGACCCATACTGCGCCCTGGCGTCGAAGATATACGACAAGCCCGTCACTGAAGATGACAAAGCAGAACGTATGTTAGGAAAAATAGCCAAGTTGGGATTGGGCTACGGTATGGGGGCGATGAAATTCATCACGACTTGTAAGGGTTGGGGCGTTGACATTGACCCGCAGTTTGCTGAGATGGTTGTAGATGTTTATAGGAATTCGAACCTGAGAGTCAAAGCCCTGTGGAAACGGTTCAATGATATAATACCTGCCTTGGCAACTAATAAACAAGGGCATGTAATAGACCCGAGAGAGTTGCTTATTACCGACGATATGAGTATAATACTCCCCAATGGGTTGAAGATAATGTACCCCGAATTATCTTATGACAGAAAGACCCGAGAGTATTCATTCTATAACGGTAAGTCACGGGAGAAACTTTATGGTGGAAAAATAACTGAAAACGTAGTTCAGGCACTGGCGAGAATAATTGTAATAGACCAAACATTAGAGCTGTCAGAACACTATCCTGTATCCCTCACCGTACACGATGAGGCGGTGATGGTGGTACCCGAGCGGGATGCGGAACACGCGGCGCAATTATCGAAAGACCTATTTAGTACACCGCCGATATGGGCACCCGACTTACCACTGGCAGCAAAAGCAAGCATCGGAGATACTTATGCTGACTGCAAATAACAATAGGTGTAACAGTAACTACATGGCCAGATTAAAGCTACAAGGTTACGATATACGGTTTGATATATCTGACGCGGGGATATCCATAATATCCAATACTACGGGGCGCAGGTATAACCCGCCCGCAGCAAATATATGCGATGCGTTTAACATGGCAATAGCCGACATTGAAGCTAACGAGGTGTACCTAGATGAGTAATATATACGCCGCTGTGATAGAAGATTCACTGTTCCCGAAGGGTGACCCGGTTAAGCATAGGCTAATCAGTATTGAGATATATCTTCCAAAGATATTAGATGCTGAGTTTGAAAAGCACCGGTCCATAAATTCTAACTCAAGCTCCGACAGGGCCATGAGTTTTACTCGCGTCTCCTGCATGGACCCTTTTATACCGAGTGACATTCGGATATCCAACGTATCCATGCGCAGCGACAGTCCGGCCCCTTCAGCCGTAGCGGATAGTTTTATCCAGACCGTGATGGAGCTACGCGACTACACGATAGACAAGCTGCATCCATTCCATAAGATGATACATAAGCAACATCTTAACCGGTACATGGTCGCTTACTCGATGCAGAAGAAGTTGGCCACGGCGACCCTGGACTGGTGGAACTACTTCATCAAGTTGCGGGCCGCCCCCGATGCAGACCCGGCGATTATCAAAGTTGCGCGGTGCATCCAACAGGCCATTCAAGCATCGGAGCCCGTAGACCCCGCCGAGAAAGTTGGGCACTTATGTTATATTACAAAAGAAGAGCGCCGAACCCTTGCCTACGAATACCCTATCCTGGCCCTTGCGTCGGCGGCTCGCTGTGCCAGAACTAGCTACCTTCGAGATGGGGTGAACGCACCTACGCTAGAGGATGACTTGATTCGCGCCAACAAGCTCATCGACGACATACACCTGACACCCTTCGACCATCAGGCGACTCCGACGACTGTCACGCAGGTCACCAATCAGGCGCTATCCTGGGGGGACCTGACTGAGTTGCTACACGACGCAACCCACATCGACAGAGAAGGGTTCGTATGGTGTAACAGCCTCAGAGGGTGGAGCCAGTTCCGAACTCACCCCCTGGTGACCCGTGGGCGTGACCTATATGGCCCAGCCAAAGAGGAAGCGTAAATGCCAACTATGCGCCCGTCTTGGGATGAAACCTGGCTGTCCATTGCCCACACCATGGCCGAACGTACGACCTGCAGAAGTGGCCGCGCTGTGGGAGCTGTTGCAGTACGAGACAAGCGCCAAATCGCCAGCGGGTACAACGGGGTTCCCTCGGGTGTAGACCACCCTACGCGCTGTATACGCCGGGAGCAGAAGATACCATCAGGGCACTCCCCCCACCTGTGCGGATGCCAACATGCGGAGAGTAACTTGGTAGCCTCGGCTGCGCGGTTTGGGATTCCCCTAGAAGGGGCGACGGTGTATCTGACCTGTTCGCCGTGCATCGCCTGTGTCGGGATGCTGGCACATGCGGGGGTAATTGAAGTCGTGTACGCTGACGCATACCCAGACGATGCCGCGCTGCGGATTGGAGCGCAGTCTGGGATACTGTTACGTAAAGCCTAAATAAAAAGCCCGCGTCCTAGTGTCGGCTAGGAGCGGGCCAAGGGGTGTGGTCAAGACCGCTGCGTTCACGATTCAGAGTATAGCGGGACCAATTTTTGCCGTCAACATGAGGATACTGCCATGCCATCCAGCCCGAACTACAAACGCAATTACGACCAAGAGTACGCCACGGCTAAATCGCGGGGCGAGGTAGAAGGCTCCCGTCTCCGCAAGCAAGCCAGACGGGACATGCTGAAGCGCGGCATGGTCCGACCCGGCCAAGACGTAGACCACAAGAAGCCCCTATCCAAAGGTGGGTCGAATGCAAAAGGTAATCTACGAGCGGCACCACCCAGCAAGAACCGGTCCTTTCCACGAAACAAAGATGGGAGCATGAAGTAAATGTCAAACCTGGGGTTTCCATGGTCATACTCACGACTCACCGCGTACGAGACGTGTCCTAGACAGTATGAACATAAGTACATACTAAAGACGACGAAGGACGACACCAACGAGGCCGCGATATGGGGCGTGATGGTCCACGAAGCATTTGAGTTGGCCTTGACCCATGGGACCCCACTCCCTGAGTCCCTTCAAACCCATCAACCCTACATAGATTACATCGCTGGGATACCGAGCGAGACCCGGCTGATAGAGCATGAGCTGTGCCTATCCGAGTCGATGGACCCCTGCGCCTGGGACGCTGAGAACGCCTGGGTGCGGGGTATCCTGGACGTACTGATTATGAAGGGCGACAAGGCCCTGGTGATAGACCACAAAACCGGAGCCAAGAAATATAACTTACGTCAGCTCAAGCTGTTTGCCCTGTTGGTGTTCTGGACCTATCCCCATATCAACAAGTGTCGTACAATATACGCCTGGGTGAAGACTGGTGCGACCACCATTGAGGACTTCAACCGGGACCAAGTTGCTACCCTATGGGGTGCGTTTTCCGACAGTATCAATTTATATAGAAAGGCACATGAGACCAATCGGTACATACCGCGCCCTTCTGGGTTATGTCGCGGCTGGTGCCCTGTTTCATCGTGCGTGTTTTGGTCCGCGAAAGGATAAACCTATGGCTGCACGAACCCCAGAAGGCAAGGTAAAAGCGAAAATCAACGCCGTCCTAAAACGGCACCCCTGCTACTCCCACATGCCCGTACTGAACGGCATGGGAGCGCCCACCCTGGACTACATTGGATGCTCCAAAGGGCGGTTTTTCGCCATCGAAGCGAAGCGCGACGGCAACAGCCTGTCTCCGCGCCAAGTGCTGACTGCAGAAAAGATGCGTAGTGCGGGGGCGAAGCTGTTTGTTATCGTCGGGGAAGACTCCCCTGTGCTGCAAGAACTGGAGGACTGGTTATGCTCATAGTGCCAGAACATAAAGCTGTACTATTGCGGTCAAAAAACCCTGGGATGTTACATAAGCTCCTGCCTGCCCATACGCGGAGCATAGATTACAACGGACATAACGTCGCGGTCAGGCATACACTGGACACGGCGAAAATCCTGCAGAACCTAGGCATAAAAGTCCCGAGCCCCATTTCGTGGGATTACCACTGGCCGCGCCCATCGCGGTTCCAGCATGTATTCTTGCACCAAAAAGAGACTGCCGAGTTCCTTACGCTGCACCCCCGCGCCTGTGTGTTCAACGAGATGGGGACCAGCAAAACCGCCAGTGCGCTCTGGGCCACGGACTATCTGATGCAGTGCAATAAGGTCCAGAAAGCCTTGATTATCGCCCCGCTGAGCACCCTGGAGCCGGTGTGGCAGCGTGAGCTATTCGACGTGCTCATGCACAGAACGCATGTTGTATTACGGGGAAGTCGGGATACTCGCCTCCGCCTGCTCGACGGAGATTTCGACGTATATATTATTAACATCGACGCCATAGATATTATTCATAAGGCCGTGATGGCACGTCCAGACATAAATTTAATTATTGCGGACGAGGCCCACAAGTTCCGCAACGGCCAGACCAAGCGGTATGAAACCTTCTCGGCCATGGTACAGCCCGCTGACCGGCGCGTATGGCTCATGACCGGGACCCCGTTCCCGAACGCCCCGACCGACGCCTGGGCACTGGCCCACCTGATGAAGTCCCCTACTATACCGAAATGGTTCGGAGAGTGGCGGCGGCGCACCATGTTCCAAATCAACGCCACCCGCTGGCTCCCCAAGCCGGGTAGCTTCGAGCTGGCCTACAACGCGGTTCAACCAGCCATACGTTTCAAAAAGAGCGAGTGCCTGGACCTCCCGCCCATGTTGGTGGAGAACGCGGCGTGTCAACTGTCCGAGGCCCAAATATCGGCCTACCGCACCATGCTGAAGTCCTTCGTTGCTGAAACAGACGTTGGAGCTATTTCAGCGGTCAATGCGGCTGACCGGCTGAACAAGCTGCGTCAAATTTTGTGCGGGGTCGTAAAAAATACAGATACCGGGGAATATGTAATCTTGGACCATAAGCCCAGAGTGGCCGTGTTGAAAGACGCCATCGAGAGCGCATCCAGCAAGGTCCTGGTCATCGTGCCGTACAAGGGCATCATCCGAGCCTTGGAACAGGATTTATATAAAGACTATTCCTGCGCCATTTTGAACGGAGACGTACCCCCCAAAGAGCGTGTAGAGATACTAAACAGATTTAAGCACGAGCCAGACCCGCACGTCTTGTTATGTCACCCAAAAGTTATGGCCCATGGGTTGACATTAACCGAAGCGGATACCATAATCTTCTACGCGCCGATTTATTCCAGTGATGAAGCGCAACAGGTTGTGGACCGCATAAACAGGCCCGGACAGACCCGTAAAATGACGGTTGTACGTATGGCCGCGACCACCCTGGAGTGGGATATTTACAAGATTTTGGACAATAAAAAAGAATATCAGGAGTCGATACTGGATTTGTATAAAAAAGCCTTGACGGCTGATATATAACCGGCTATACTTATACCCGTAGTCGATAAATACATTACTTACGAGACCGCTGCCATGTTTGAAATAACAGAAGATATGTTGGAAACCGTAAAAGCCAAGGCGGGCGCACAGCCCATCGAAAACCTGGTGAAATTATATACTCAAGTACGGGAGGCCAAAGTCGAGATAGAGAAAGAGACCGAAAACCGCTTGAAATCCTACGTTAATTTACTCGGGATTTTGAGTAACGAAATGCTGGCCCGTGCCCACGAAGAGGGCGTGACGAGCTTCAAGACGCCATTTGGTACGGCATATACCAGCGAACAGACCCATGCCAGCATCGACGATGATGCGGCGTTTTACGCATTCGTCCGGGAGACCGGCGATTTGGAATTCTTTGAACGTAAGGTGAAAGTATCCCACGTCAAGGAATACATAAAAGGTACTGGAGCGCTGCCCCCTGGGCTATCCACGTACCGCACCCTGACCGTAAAGGTCCGTAAGAGCTAACCCACGAGGATATGAAGATGGCCAAGCAAGACCTAGTTCCATTCGACCAAGCCGAATTGCCCGTATATGTAGGTGATATGTTCGGTGGGGAATCCAATATCGTTCCCCGCGCTACGACCCCCGCCCTGTCCTACCGTGGCAAGGTATGGCGTGTCATCCAAGACGGTGAAGAGACCATCGTTGCCGGTCCAGACGGCGAACCCCGTACCACGGTGCGTATTGTGGTGCTGAACCAGAACCCGGCCCGCAGCCGTATCTACTTCGAAGAGAAGTACGCCGAAGGGCAGAACCAAGCGCCCCGCTGCAAGTCTTCCGATGGCAAGGTTCCGGATGCCAGCATCCACGACCCGATAGCCACTTCCTGTGGCGTATGTCCCAACGCTGTGTGGGGCTCCAAGATTACCGAAGCGGGCAAAGAAGCCACCCTATGTTCCACGGTGAAGTATCTCGCCGTAGTCCCGGCCAGCGCTCTGGGTCATACCCCCTTGTTGCTCCGGTTGGCTCCGACGAGCCTGTCCGATAAAAACGTAGACCCCATCAATGGCAAGAACTGGTTTGCGTATCAGCAAGTGCTGGATTTCATCCAGGCTCGGGGATGCACCCATACTGCTGCCGTGGTCATGCGTGTGAAGTTCGACGCCACAACGGCCTACCCCAAGCTGCTGTTCAGCCCCGAACGCTGGCTGACCGCCGCTGAACTGGAACAAGTCAAAGACGTATGGAACAGCCCTGACGTGAAGACCCTGGTGTCTGGGGCGGCCCTGCCTGACGATGGCGAGCCCATAACCGTAGCCGCACCTGCCCCGGCTCCGGCTCCGGCCCCCGCTCCGACCATCGCGGCTCGGCCCAGTGCGCCTAAGCCTGCTGCCCCCAAGCCTGCCCCGGCTCCGGCCCCACAGGCGGCAGAGGAAGACGAGGACGACTACGTAGGGGATGCGGACGATGCAGACGACGTGCCCCCTCCGGCCCCCGCTCCGGAACCGCCTAAGACTCGGGCGGCTCGGGTCCGCGCCGGGCGTCCTGCTGCCCAACCGGCCCCCGCGCCTGCCACCCCATCGGCGGCTGCCCAGACCCTAGACGACATGCTCGACGGCTGGGACGACTAACAGCTCAACCCCCCTCCCCACTGCGGGAGGGGTTTAGGAGGTCACCATGAGAGAGGTTTCAAACAAAGTCCGGGCAGAGATATTCAGTGCGTGTGTTGCCAATGCGGACAACCCGTACCCCCAACTGGCTAACTTATGTATCCAGGAGAATATACCACTGTCCACACTGGTCCTTGCTACGGGAATTAGCAGACCTACGTTGTATTCTTGGATTACTGGGGCGACCGTGCCCGATGGGACTAACAGAAAAGCTCGACACTTAGAAAAGCTGCATCGAATTCTGCTCAAAGCGAAAGCGGACGGGCTGCTCCCACTCGGACCCGGCACCGCAGCAAAAAAACTAGACCAATTATCCCGAATTGTATCCAAGTACCTAGCCTGAAAGCAAGACGGGGGCCAAAAGCCCCCTTTTTGCGTCGGTGCATTGAGCCCGATAGGGCTCATAGGCTACGCTTACCGTCTTCACCCTTACTACGGCCTTGTCGGAGTCCGCCCTTATGGAGACAAACCAAGCGTTTCTGTCAACAATACTGCCTACCGCTGGGTATTATGTGTTAGCAGAAGCTATGTCATTCATTGACAATACTGGCAGAAAAATAAATACGTTCAAACATCACGTCGCTAATTCCACACAGGAACTATTCGACCTGGCAACCACGATTGCCGGGCAAAACCGAGACGTATATTTTGCTGTTGCGTCCTTCCACGAGCCCAAAATCTGGAACGCTACAGCTATCAATACGCGCACCGGGCAAGCTGGAAAGTGGCAAACCCGAACGCAATCCAATGTGAAATACGTTCGCAGCTTATACTTAGATTTAGACGTTGATAGCGACCCTGCCCCAAACAAAGAGAACGTCACGTTTCGAAGTAAGAAAGCCGCTATCACCGCTATCAAAGACCTATGCACTTTAGTCGGACTACCCCGCCCAATTCTCATAGACAGCGGTGGGGGAATACACTGCTATTGGCCCTTCGAGACTGAAGTACCTATAGATGAATGGCGCGACATATCTGGGTTGTTGAAATCTATATGTCTGCATCACAGTATACCCATAGACCCCGTAGTCCCCACTGACCCGGCTCGCGTTCTGCGCGTCCCTGGGACCTTCAACTTCAAGAAGCCTACGCCCCGCCCTGTCGCGGTCATCTGCCGCGAAAGCCGTACCCAAACGGCAGAAGAATTTCATGCCCTGCTGGATGCGTACTGCCAGACCAATGCTGTCTCGACTTCCACCCCCGTCGTCACCCGTATAGACCCCGCCCCCGCCATCGCCGCTGCCATACTTGGAAATGGGAACATATATAACAGCAACCCGCTGAGCGCCGCCAAGATGGAGCAGGAGTGCTTGGCCTACGCGAAGCAGGTCCAGACGGGCGGTAAAGACGCCACAGAGCCCCAGTGGTACAACGTCCTGGGAGTCGCCGCGTTCTGCGAGAACATGGAGGCCGCCTGCGAGTCCGTATCCAGCGCCCATCCGGCCTACGACAAGCAAGCCACTCTGGCCAAGGCCCGCCGCTGGCCCGCACCCGTCACCTGCGAACGTATGCACCAGTCTGACCCGGAGTCCTGCAACGCATGTCCCCATTGGGGGCACGTCCGGTCTCCCGCCAGCCTAAGCCGCCCCGAGGTCAGGGCAGAACCCGTGACAGCCGACGTGGCCCCAATAGGGGTAGACGTGGCGCATGTCCCGGACCCACCTGCCCCCTACAAACGCCACAACGGGACCATCGTGGTCTGTGCAGAGAACCCAGCGGGGGCCGAAGTTATCGAAGAGGTATCGCCGTTCGACCTATATCCCGTGCGGATTCTGCGCCAGATAGGCTCAGCGAACGACGTGCAAGAGGTCTGTGAATGGTCTATAAAATTGGATAGGTTAGGGTATATCACCATTGAAATACCCCAGAGCGTAATCAGTGACATACGTAAACTTCACGCCCTATTTCTGACTCGCGGTGCCTATCCGAACCCCGCCCAAATCAAGAGTATTCAGACTTATATGAGCGCATATCTCAGAGAATTAGCTCGGGCAACTGACCGAGACGCCGTTTACAACCACCTGGGGTGGGCACCTGACAGGAAAGCCTTCGTGCTTGGCCCACAGGTATTGCATCCGGACGGAACGACCAAGCCCCACAAGCAACCCAACACCATGAAGGCCATCACCAAAAACGGCATGGAGGTGATTGGTACGCTGTATGACTGGAAGAACGCGATGCAGTTCTACAATGGACCCCGATACGTGGGGCATAGGTTTTTCCTATACGCCAGCTTCGCCGCACCGCTGTTCCACATGACCGGCCACAAGGGCGTCCTGCTGTCTGCATCCGGCGACACCGGGCGAGGCAAGACGACCTGCTTGGAAGCCTGCGCATCGGTCTGGGGCCACCCTGAAAAGCTCCAGCTCAACGGCAACCGGGATGGGTCTACCAACAACGCCATGCACGAAATCCTGGGCATGTACCACTCTCTACCCCTGCTGTGGGATGACACCACGGAACGCGACTCAGAGGAAATGCGCCGCTTTGTTTTGAACATATCTCAGGGCAAAGGCAAGGAGCGCATGAAAGGCCACGAGCACGACGGACGGGTAGTCGAGTGGGAAACCATCGTGATGAGCACGGCCAATATCGACGACCTGAGCCGCCTGGCGTTATCAGGGCGAGACATCCAGCCACACCTGGCCCGCATGATAAACGTGGACTTTTCGTCCATCGACCTGACCACATCGGGGAAGGTCAAAGCCGACCACTTCAAACGAACCATACGGCAGAATTACGGGCAAGCGGGAATAGAGTACATGAAGTACCTGCTTCCGAATTACGATGCCATCTCCGCTCGGGTCTTGGCCAACATGGAGAAGGTTGACCGGGACGTGAACGCCACGGCCCATGAACGATATTGGACCGCCCTGATTGCCGTCATTCTCACAGCGGCGGAGATTACACAGCACCTTGGTTTACTAGAATTCGACGTATATCGTGACTACGAGTGGATGAAGGCTCACGTCGGGCAGCTCCGTGGTACCACAACCGACATCGCCCTTGACCCTGTCGAAGTGCTGGTCGGCTATCTGAATCGGCGCAAGTCGAATACCCTGGTGGTGAACACCAAAGTTTCGAACATCAACAACGTCATCATCGAACCACGAGGGGCGCTGTTGGTCAGACATGAGTTTGACAACAACACCATCTACGCCTCCCGTGACTCCATCCTGCTGTACTGCGCGGAGCTGAAGGTAAACCCTGTCAGCATCGAGCAAGAATTGGTGAACCGGGGAGTGATTACCAGTCGGCGCGTCAAACGGACGCTGGGGGCCGACACCCCGTATGCGTCCGGCCAGACGATATGCTGGCAACTCGCAGTGGATAAGCTGGGGGCCGACTTCGCTCAGGCGACCCTGGCCCCCATCGCAATGCAGCAAGCCCTACCTGGGGCGGACAAACTACTCCGTAGCAGCTTGCACTAGGGTACCGGCGAAGCTGGTGACACCGGACATGGCCGAACTGGCGACCTGTCCGGCGACACCGGCAGCCTGAACCATACCCTGCCCGGCCGCGACCGCTTGTTGAAGCTGGGTCTGCCATGCCATGAGGTTTTGGCGACCTGCTTCCAACACACCATTCAGCTCTGCCGTGAAGGCTCGAATCATGTAGTCGGCGGTGGTTTTCCAATACTCCACCTCAATGCGCAGCTCTTCAGCCACGGCGCCCCACTCGGCGCGGTACCGGTCTACTTCCAGGGCGTTGGCCTTGCCCTTGGCTTCAATCATGACAGTCTCACCATGAACGGTGGCTTTCTGCCCCTCTAGGTCCGCCATGACTCGGTCGATTTCGCCCTTGTTCTTGGCCAGAATCGCATCGGTCTGGGCCTTCCAAGCGGCGACTTCAACCTCGAACCCTTTTACTTCTGATTCGTAGCTTTTAACTAGGGCCAACTCGCCTTCCATGCGCCCCTTGTAGCCCTCGACCTCAGCAGAGAAGGCTTGGATTTCCGCCGCAAACCGCTTGACCTGAGCGTTGAATATTTCAAGTCCGAACATGGACAGCTCAGCCTTTTTCAGCTCAATCTGTGCCTTGCCTTGAAAGACTTTGACCAGCGATTCATTGTACGTCGCTGTTGCGTTGCACAAATCCGCCACGGCCCGCCCCATGGAAGTCTTTGCCACTTCCGCATCAATCTTGGCCTTGAATATCTGTATCTTGGCCGTCTCTGCATCAACCTTGGCCTTATAGACTTCGACTGCGGATTGCACACCACGCCACTGTGCCTCGTATACCCGTATGTATTGGTCATACGCCCCAATCCAGGCTTTCAGCAAATCCGCCGCCCAGAATAGGACATCCTTATTGATAGTATAAAGAATCTCAGCGTACTTCTGAGCTGTGGCTGTATGGAACTTCATGAACTCAAAACCCATGTTTTGAACAAATTCCAGCCACTTCTGTTCTAGCTCGAAACCTTTGATTGCGATGCCGGTAAGCTGGGAAGCTGCCGCTTCCGCCATGGCCAGCCGCCCCATCTGTGCCATACCGAAGGCGGCTCCACTCGGCAGGGTCAACCCACGACTGGCCGCTTGAGACAGCGCATCCGCCTCAGCACGGCGATACTCCGCATGGGTCTTGGCCTCAGTTTCGGACAGCATCAAGGTCCGCATGTGGACCGGTAGCGCCGTACCCATCATTGGGGTACTGGAGGATACCCAGCGCTCCAAGTTGGTCTGTACGCTCTTGGAGATGTTGTGCTGGTTCAGGACGTGGTTCGCCCAGTCCACGTCGTATTCCCGAACGAAATTATATATGTCCTGAACTTTGTGCATAGCCTGGTCGATTACCCCCATAACCGTCTCTTCATCCAAGAACGCTCGGGGGTCGGACGGGACGGTATTCCCTGGGTCTGGCGGCAGATTTATACCAGGGTCTTGGGGGATGGTCGGTAAGAAGTCTGTTGGGTCGAACGACGGAATAGGCTCCCACGTCGGGTCGGGAGGCATTATCGGGTCTTTCGGTTCGCGCCCGCGATACTCGGGTGGGGAGCCATACCTCGGGGACGGGGGCTGATAGCGCGTAGGCCGCTGTACAGGTGGCGGCTTGCCCTCGAACGGGTCTGTATCCGTGATGGTAGGGTCTTTCGGTGTTATCTTGGACAGTTGCCCCAAGGGGAGTTTTTCAGGGGGCGACGGGTCTCGGTGATTCTTGTCAGGTGTGCCTAGCTCAGGGGCTTCAATCGTGTAGTCGTTACCTGCATACTGCCCAATGCCTCGGGACAGCGCACCAAAAGCGTCATAGATGGACCGAGACGCATCATTCGCAAACCGTTCCGCAAGCTGGGAATGCTGTTGAAATACTTTTTCCGGGTCTATAGCCATATCATAGGTTCCTGTATGTGAATCGCAGCTCTGGGGTCAGCGCATCCAGCTCGAACCCATCAGCCCCACGCATACCCAAGGCCATGTTCCGGGTACGAATCCCCCGGCCAATACTGATTCGGTGGGGCCTATGGTCGGGACTGCCCGTATGGGCGTATGTACGGACCTCTCCGGTATCTGTATGGACCTCAAACTCTACGTCTCCGTATATAAGGCCATCCAGATAGACCGCCATCAGCCCCTTTTGGCCAGGGTGCCCATGGTCATTCAGTCCTGTTTGGAACTCCCAGGGGATAGCCACTCCGGCATCGGTGTCCCCGCCTAAAACGTGTAGCGCTCCGTCAGGGGTCCGCCCGTAGTAAACATCTCCCAGGCGCATGACATCCACGAAGGTATAATTCTCGTAGTACGTCACGGCCCCGCCAGCGGGGTTGACCCACCACGACCATGGTGCGGTGAGCGCCATTACAGCCTCCTACATGCCGGTAAAGCCAACGCCCCGAACACAGATACCCCAGGGATAACATAGGGCAACGTCAGGCTACCCGCCCCGGTGTAGGACCATGAGCCCGCTGCCCCCTGGAGTGTAGGTGCAGGTATCCGCGCTCTGGTCAGACATACGTTCGCAGCAGTATACGAAGTCCCGGTCCCCGCTCCCGTGAGGGCGATGAGGGACATCGCGCTATACCCCCCGCCATACCCAGCCGCCACAACACTAGATAGGTCAGCGTCCCCATACGCCAGGGTCGCCGTAGCCCCAGTTGCCTCCAGGGTCCAAGCGGGTAGGGTTACACCCCACGACCACGACCGAATAATGTTAAACGTCGTCGTGAGTTGTATGGCCGGAATGGGGATGGCCCAGTCCGCCCCAGAATACCCAGTGCTGAGCAGCGTAGCAGGAAGCCTAAGTCGCCCGTCCCCCCTCGGGTCCAGTGATGTACCGCCCTTTACGGTCAGCGCAGGGAAGGTGACAGCAAACGTCTCCCTTCCGAACGACTCCCCAAGCGATATAAACCCCGGTGTTTCGCTGGTCTCTGCGTTGTACGACCCAACAAATACAGTAGGGGCAGTCCCGTAACTGGCGAATTTAGGCGTGTACTGCGTCATGCTAGTAAGGAGGAATTCCTATAGCGTAACTCCCCAAAGAATAACTCTGGGATAAAGTCAGAGTTGCGCTGGGTAGGACCAAGTCTGAGCCTGCTGCGCCAGCCGTACCCTGAAGCCGAAGGGTTATCGTGGACAAAGTGTTGTCGTCCGCAGACGCCTGAAACCGGTAGAACGTCGCTGTGCCACCTGTTGCGCAGGTACCACTCCAGGTCTGTGAGGTGAGTTTACTCAGGGCACCACCTGACGCGGTCGCGTTAAAGCTCAACCCTCCGCCTGACCCATTATCCGAAAGGGTCAAGAGCAGATAGTTGTCCCCGCCAATCAACGCGGCATCCGCCGTGACGGGGACTGTCCCCGAGTACACCTTGATTACGAACCCTTGAAGTGCAGACTTCATAGAGTTCGTATCCAAGAGCCTATTTCTAAGCCCAGTGCTAAGCATCAGCGCCATATTAGTTGCTCGGCAGAGTAATGGTGAACGAGTCGATAGTGGTCGAGTTCCCCACAGCGATATTCACGTTTGAAAGTGTAATATCCGCTCCAGCGGTACCCAGAGACCCGTCAATACGCTTCGCCGTGGAGCTGGTTGCCGATGGGGTGTCGGCGGCCTCATAGAACCGAAACCACGAGGCGTTACCCGCACTCAGGCCAGTGAACCGCCACACTTCAGCCGCTTTCGAGATTGCCCCAGCATCGGCGGACCCGAAGTTCAGCCCTGTGACGCCATCGCCATCTACGGTGACTGTGGCGAGAATGGTGCCCGTGGCGCCGGAGTCAGCGGACGACGGCTGGATACCTGAATATATGTTGATAAACCCATTAGCCAGGGCGTTCTTGATACCGCCCGACACGCCGCCGTCCAGCATGGCGTTACGAAGTCCAGTGCTCAGCCTAATCATAAATCCCCCTATGTGCGAACATTGACGCCGGTCAGGACGCCCTCTTGAATCACCGAAGACAGGAAGCCAATCTCCCCATCTCTCCGAATGGTCTTAGCATAAACCAAACCGCCAGGGTCCTCACCAAAATGTGGGGCTACAGGCTCAAACGGCATGGCCGAGTATAGCCCTCTGGTAGTCCATAGCAGAGCCTTACCAGGGGTTACGATATCCCCGCAGCGCCCTGGAACAGTCCCAAAATCTGCGACTGACTTCAGCTCCTCTCCGGTCCACAAGTGGATACTGCTGCTTGTGCCCAGCAAGAGCCCCGCCTCGATAGGCAGCATAAAATTGATGTGCCCGCTGGTCATAAAATAATTGCGCGTTAAATCAAACAGATGGTACGTCATGGGGTCACTGTAGGCCACGACGGACGCCGTGTCTATCCAAGAACAAACGTACAGCCTACCTCCGAATGTGGTCATGTTGTTGATTGGGGTAGGACAAGGCTGACGCACCAGGCCAATCGGCTGCGCTCGGTATAGTACCTCGGTGCGAACATCGGCAGTCACTTCCACCGTTGGTGTATTTGACCGGGGGACTTCCCCCACCTGGTACAGGGCATGGCCGCCGACCGACGTGCAGAAGAACCGCGTGGCCGCGAACCCAACAGGGGGCGTAGGCGCAGACAGCCGAACCGACGACAACAGGGCGGCATCGCTCGCTGGTACCGTCAGGGTTTCAATCGAGCTGGTAGGTCCTTCCCGCCCGTCTGCTGTGACGTACGCGGCAACAGCGCTCACGGTTGCGACTCCCACCAGGGTCCCCGTGTGGGGCGCGTAGGGGGCATTGGCGTAGGGCTGCAGGGACCCCAGAGGGGAGATGGTCAGTCCAGAGGGGGTCGGGACCACCAAGGGGACAACTTGTAAATCGTCCCGAATCAGCCAGGCCAAATGACCTGACCCGAACGCGACCCCTGTTTCCAGTTCTGCCCAATAGTACGGCTCCGATGACGCCGGGACAGCCCCTATGACAACCGGGGATGCGACGTGCGGCGGGTCTTGGAACCAATACACGGTACCCGAATTGATACCAAACCCCGTCGTTCCGCTGGCTTTGGCGTATACCGTTTGATATGTACCAGGAAGGGCGGCGGAGTACCCGCTACGGCGAACCAGCTTTTTCTGGTCGGTTACCCGGAGATTGGTCGCCGTCCGAAGGTCTGACCACGTTTTGTCCTTTGCGGAATTTTGGCTCACTAAGCCTCGGGTCTGGAACGTGGGGCCGGAGGGTGTCACTTGCGGGTCTGGCACCCGGCTCTGTCGGCTTTCGCGCATGGGAGACTCCAGGGGAACCAAAAGACGGGATTATATGGGGAGCATCGGCCCACCGACCAAATCTATGCTTGGGCAGAGTATAGGGCGGCATACCGCGTTGCAATACTTCTCCCAGCGTCGGCTTACGCGGCGGAGGAGGCTCAGGAACATCTGGGACTGACGACGGCGGTGCTCCGGTGAACACAGGATTGCCCTTGCTTCGCGTAGGGCGGTGCTCCATGTCGGGGGGTTCAGGGCTCATAGCATAGATACTCCATCAATAGTAATTCGATAGTTGGAATAGTACGAAAACGATACTGCCCCGTTACGCTGCTCAGTAAGCCATACGGAGTCAAGTGACGATAGGCGCATAGACTTACCTTTCTGCATCATAAATGCCCCAAAATAATACGGCCCGCTACAATACTCCCACATATTAGCGTATTCGTGACGAGCCGTACCGTTTCGGTAAGTGGTCATGCGAACTGCGCTAACTTGCCACCCTTCGTAATAGTCATCTATTGGAGCATACGTAATAGCGAATTCAGGCTGTACGTGGCGCTCCATCCGCTCTGCGAACATAGGATAATCTACAAACGGGTCTTCCTCTTCCTTGCGCTGTTTCCTAGCCTTACGTTGGTCTACGGCTAAGTTATATAGCTCTAAGTAAGTTGTATCATAGGTAAATGACTTATGCGAGCCTAAGATTTCTTCGTAACGGATTTCTAGGTGTACTTTGTCGAGCGTAAATACTGATATATTAGATGCTACAAGGTTAGGGTGTAAGCAAGGCTCATAGTGGGTCTCATTAAAATTTACATATACTTTATAGAACCCACCATCCCCATCTGCCTTATAGAAGTCCACCATAGGGATTGGGAGCGGCTTAGTAAAATAAAATATATCATTTCTAAACACAGAATACGACCCTCCTTGGTCAACATATAGAACTTTGTACGGGTCAATGCCTAGGGTACGGGACATATAGAACAGTAAGTAAGATGCACCCCACAGGTTAATGTTTCCCCAGTAGCTACAGTCTGCCCCACTTAAAGTCGCAATAAAACCTACTGGCATCGAAAAGTATTGTAGCGTGAAGTATGGGTTCTCCCACACCCCGCCATAAGAAAAGTTTTTGCCGTCCCGATAAAAAAATCTAGCTTGGTTAAAATAGGGGTCTGGTGGGTCTATGTATGCGTCGTCCCAAGATAAACCGGTATCCCAGTTCATCCGTATGTGAGTATCAGGGTGTATATTATTACCTCCGGGGGTCACCTGCACGATAGGGCGCAATGGGGACCCGTGCTCCAACTCTAAGTCAGCGAGGGTAAATGGGCTATCTTCCGGTACGTAAGTATCTATATACTCCCCATGCACTATGAGGTAAATAAAAGGTACCACCATACCTACAACCTGTGGCTCCACTTCAAAACTAGGATATTGGTCAAACAGCCCGGCCCGAGTTGGGACATCATCAGTTCCAGTCAGCATGAGAATACGCCCGGAAGCCATTAGGGAGGCGGTAGTAGGGTCAAACCAGTCCAATGTGAACCACCCGCGCCCAGTTAGCGCGTTATCAAATATGTTCTTACTTTTCGTGTGGTTGCGCATGGGGCATAGCGCACCCTGCGCAAAGCTATATACTGCGCCCTCAGCGTCTTCCAAATACCGATAATATACATCTAAATAGAGTATGATTAGGTCATCCCTGTCGATAGTCTTAGATATGTGCCCTCCGTAGTACCCGGCCCCTAAGACTTGTCGCCCGTTGTTAGTTGGGTCCTCTATTACATTTATTTTAGTTTCTACATCGAACTGGTGCGGTAACAAGTACGTAGCCCCAGTAATGTTAAATTCTATCTCAATCAGTCCGGTCCTAACCATCTTAGGGTTATCGGCGTATCGCTCATGCAGCCCAGCACCATCTTGAATAAGCGTATTAGACTCGTCAAGCATCTGGGTCCTAGCTGCTATATAATTTGAGACATCTTGCTGCACCTCAGCTATCACGTTCGGGTCGAATGGGTCCTCCCCTATGTGAGCCTTATACGCTAATAGATATTCCTCTAAATCAGGTCGTACAGGTGGAAAGTCGTCTACGGCTAATACCACTAATGCGACTTTAGTGCCGGAAGAGTTGAACTCAGCGCGATACTCTACAAAATCAAACAGTATGTCCAAGTAAGAAAAACCATACGACCCTAACGTATTTGCGTGGGTAGCTGGGTTTCGCTTAACCCACGACGGCCAGTTTATATTTATTTTCTTAACGTGGTCAGGGTTTATATTCGGGGCGAGTGTCCCGTCTTCAGCCCGGCTACCTTCCACATCTATGCTGTCTAAGGGGCAACAATAAAAGTCAGAACTCGCATCAGTAAAAATAACGTACGGTATTTTCTGTGACCCATCCTGTTCTATAGAAACGTCTACGTATTGGATTCCCAAGCCATGCCGGTACCAATCTTGCTGAGCCGCCCGCATCTTAGTAACTGGAATTGTAGACTTATACTGAATTGTAGGGGGCGCATCCCACATTATATCTCTGGCTACAGCGGACGTTAGGGGAGTAGTAGAAACAGAATACTGCGTTGGATTACCCACAGGCACCCGTAGCGTAGTCGCTGATAGAGAATGGTGAGGGCACCACGCCGTTAGATATGTTACTGGATATCTAACTCTGGAGAATCCAGTGATTGGAGGGTAGGCCGCACTGCGAAGCTCAGAAACCGCATTGACCTGAAGCGGCGGAATACGACCGTCTATACTGCCAAGCTGCACTTTATCAACGTCATCCGGCCCTACAAGGTGGGAGTATTTTCGCCCCTCTACGATGTCACACTCTAACGAAACCGACCCCCCTACCGCATTCATAATTACTCGAACAAAATAGGCTTCCATAGACTCCATGGTCAACCCCTGCGCATCTATAATGCTGGACGTTACAGGGTCGCCGGAAATCCAAAACTGGTATTTGAGCTGGTCCTTTGGAATCAGCTCGATGACGTTCTGAGTGTTCGGCAGGCGAGTAATCCGAACGATACCCACGTCAAAAATCAACGTACGTGAGAACCATTTCTCCCCTGACCGGAGCCAGGCCGCCAATCGGTTGCGGGCCACGGCAATCAAGGGGGCCAGGCCCACGTCCCACATACGTAGAAAGGTATTTTTCATGGGGTGTACGCTATAAAGACATCCTGGTCTGGAGTATGAACGATATCCCCAGGGTCCTCCACATCTGCACCAGCCGCCCGAGCCGTGGCCAGGTCTCCGGTCAACTGTGCGTTTTGGCTCGCAAGGCCGTCCAGGGTTATGTCTCGATGCACGGCACAGCTCGCCATTACACGCCCAAAGGCGGTACCCCGTGGGTCCTTATCCACAGCGAGATGCGCGGCTACGGCTGCGCCTGCCTCAATAGCGCCTTGAAGGTGTCGCCCCACCGCACACTGCCCGGCAGCCCCCGCAACCGCCTCCAGAACCCCGCTGAGGCGCGTATCGAGCGTGAGACGTAGCATGGACCTAGCATCGTCCGAGAGACGCCCAGAGAGGCCCAGGATACGGGTTACGGTACAGGCAGCAGTAACGTCCCCACTGTCGAGCACGGGGGTCAGGTTCGTACCAACCGTGAGGGTACCTGTAGCCGAAGCCTCCCCCAGGGCTTGCCCAGACAGAACCCATGCGAACGCCAGCGCCACCGTGGCATGGGCCTCCCCCAGGGCTTGCCCGGTCAACTGCGCATACTGAAGGTGCAGAGTCGCCTTAGCGTCCCCATACGTGCTCCCAGTCAGCTCGTGGGTATTGGCGATATGGAGCGCCAAGTACACGGCCAGGGCCGACGCAGAACAGCTCCCAGACAAGAACTGGGGCTCCCGAATAAACAGGCTGGCCGATGCCGCCGACTCAACAGTCAGCGCCCCCGAGATAATCAAGGATTGAACGTATAGGTCAACAACCCCAAAGGCATTCGACTCCAGCAGTCCATCCAGCCACGTATGGAGCGCATCCAGGGTCAGGTCAGCAGTGGCCTCCGCGCCCAGCACCGCATCCATCTCGACGGGGAGCCCTGCGGTCAAGTTCAGGTCTGCGCTGCACTCGGCAGTTACGGTCGCATCCAGATAGACATAGACAATGCTGGTCGGGACGTACAGGTCTAAGCTCGCCTGAGAGTCCGCTTCAGCGGTCGCGCTGAGTACAGTAGCATAGGGTATGTTGAGCGTATGTCCTGGGTATTCGAACCAGGTGTTCGGGCCAAACACGACGGCTACGTCAGCGTTCGCAGCACCGCCGCCGCTAGTCGCAGTGGTCTGCTTAATCATAAGCTCGACCCCAAAATACCGCGTAGAAGTATCGAGCGTATAATTCTCAAGGCGTTTATTGATTATAGTCCCAGTTAATACAAGCCCAGCGGTAGTTGTAACTAAACCTGAAGTAGATAATCCCCCATAGCTATATGTATCATAGTATTCATTTAGCGAGTATGTACTAGACGCGGTACGAACTGACCGCCGGTATGGGTCTTGAAACGCGGACACTTGGCCAGCAACGGTATTAGGGTCATCAGTCATATAGGTTATCATGTAGGCCGCTACCGTACCGGCGTTTCGGTCTACAGATTGAAGCTCTATGCTAAACGGCCAGGCTTGGTTTTCTTCGATTACATCTGACAACGAAGCCGGAGCTACCCAACACACCTGTGGGGCGTAAGCACTATTACCGTCAAATGCGGCTATATTCAAACCAGCCGTTACGAACATTGGTGGCTCATTTTGAATGGTGGGGTCTCCAAAAACAAACCACCCAAGCTCCTTAGCTAAAGTAATATCAAACGTATCCCCTCGGGTTCGGGTAGGGGCTGTGGTACTCAAATCATAAATATGCGGTGGGTCACCTGGGTCTGTGCGCAGGTTAGCCCGATGGTTGTCTTGGGTAAGATATAGGCGCTGGGGAGCTAAGGTCTGCTGGATTCGTATAGCACATCTAGTAGCGGAACTCTCGCAGCTACAGCTACCCGATAGCATAGCTATACCATCATGGAGCGTCGATACGGTCGCAGTGCTGTTTCCAGAGGCCGACGCAGTCAAGTTATACGCCATGGCCAAGGTCATAATCGCGTACGAATCGCACCCAGTCCCGATGCGGCTCCGTAGCTGCTTAGCTCCGGTAACCCCTGTGGCCAGTAAAGGGGCCGCCTGGCATATAAGGTGGTCTTCGAACCAAACCCTATCCGCTGGTAAACGAACTATCCCACCCGCAGAAAAAGGAATCTCGGCCATTAGGCTATACTTATATCAGGACAAAAATAGAGAGGCGTAGTAGAAAGATATTCGCCAGCGAGAACAGGTCTGGCAAAAACGATTCCTTCTCGCCCTATGCTTATGGTCAACGTAAGTTTGAATGCCTGCCCGGTCTGGAAGGGGTGAACCCAAGTCGCGGACGTAGCTGAAAGCGCAGTGCCGACAGCCTTCGGTAGACAAGAATTGGGGTGCATAGAAGTAGTATAGGATATAGCCGTAGCGCTGGAATAATATAAAACCTCAATCCAGGCATCCAGGTTAGTAAGTGGCCTAGGGTTCTCCGTAAAACATTCTATCGTTATCGTCCTATTTCCCGTAAGCGTGTTATACAACGCAATACTTTTCTGGTATAGCTCCGCAGGGGCCGCAGGGGAGCATGACGTACTAAGGATTGCCATGCTGGTAGGAATCCCATTTATAGTAGCCCCTCCTACACGGTATACATCCTGATTTGCCTCTAAGCGGCAACGCCGCCCTTGCCAGTTGTACTGCTCAAACTTAGAATCTCCATGCGTATACCCTCCAGTGTAGGGCATGTAATTTGTAAGAGTTATATCTGATATCTCTGGCTGGTCTGCCTGCTGATTATAGAGCGTCGGTAAATAGTAACTTGAGTCTACAGTATCCCGGTCGGCATAAAGCCCAACCGTCTCTCCTGGGCCAACTACATTGACGAAGGCACCGTAGACAATAAGCGTTGTACCCAAATCAGTAGGGGCGTCGTAAACGCTATACAGTGCGCGAGGGGCTGGGTCACTAGAGCTAGTTGCGTACTCTAATAAATTTCCAACCCCAGTAGAGCGAGATACAAGCGTCCGCGAAACAAACTTAGACGCGCCGTTCCCAGGGTAGACCATAGGAAGCGTAAGAGTAAAAGTGCCTGACCTACGATGACGCGCCATCGGATTAAGGTATATGGGTTTCCCGTCAGGTACCATTAGTGTATACGTGTGGCTTGGCAGCGTCCCCAACAGCATATTAGAGGGAATCGCTACAGCATCAATGAGCAGGTGTGAAATGTTGGGAGCGACTACATATACATTCGTCTGCGTTGTCACATACGGCAGTGCAGTATCCCAGCTCGTAGGGGCAAACAGCTCCCACTGTGAGTCTCCCACCACAACGATATCGCCAACCTTACCGGGAGCCCCAGCGTTCATTGAGACACCGACCCCCGAAACAACGCACTGCGCGGTTAAGAGTGTATACGTTGGGTCGTCGCTGGACCAGAATATGCGTCTATCCCCGACACTAAACAGTGTTGCGCCAAATAGGGCGCCGGTTCCTGCAGTCTCCGCAGTTCCGTGCTGGCTGACGTATATGTATATAAGGCTCATGTTTACGTCGCCGCAATCACGTCAATCTTGGGGCATACATACACAGTCGTAAACCCTGGGGTCAAATTATGAAAGTTTGCTGTCCAGGGGCATATAGCCGGATTTAGCCTAACCCCAATCATTCCGGGGCGGCGCGGGTTGACCAGAAGTCGAATGTAGTGTGCCGTATACCCACCAGGATTACCTGTCCAGCCAGACCCGGCAGGTAGCGCATCTGGAGTACCGGAATTAGACCACCCTAAGTACCGCTGACTCCCGGATATGGCCACGTCAGAACGATACGACACTGAGTCGGACAAGTACGCAGCCGTAGTAATGTAATCGTCCTCGGTCAAGGATATCGCACTTAAAATATGAATCCGTAACTCAAGGCCATATTCTACATTTTCATTCCAGAGAGACCAATCTATATGGTTACTAGAATACCCATAAGAACAAGGAGCATTAGCAGATAAGCTAAATAGCCCAACTTGGTCCCGCCCGATACGATATATAGTGCGGCTGCGGTACGTAGCAAAAGCAGTTGTGCCAGAAAACCCTTCTAACTTAGAGTCCGATGGAACAGTAGACCCTGTGGGGAGCGCTACGCCGCGATATAAAGGTCCAAAAGTACCTGAAGTAACGTTAGAGTATGCAGTAGCTATAGTCGTTATAGCTTGAGGTACCGCAGTCGCATTTAGGCCAATAATTTTCATAATTAACGATAGCAGTATAAAGGCATACCTGAGCCGGACGTATTCACTATTCTAAACCCTTCTACGTCAATCGTGGTACTGGTACTTGCGCTAGAGAAAAACCCATTGGTAACCCCACCGGATACGATAGCGTCTATTGTACAGTTCTTAAACACCCCACCAGCCAAATGCACCCCGGCCGCGTTGTAATACGCTGTACCATTATACGACCGGACGCTTGTGCCTCTAAACGTACAATCTACAAACGTAGACCCAGACAGCCATATAAAGTAGGACGGGTGCTCATAAGTAATACCTCTATGTCGCCGTGAAGTGTGAAAATATCCCCCTGGAATATCACTCCCTAGGATACTAGAGTAGTACACCGCTGAAGACATAAGCAGCGTAGGAGAGTACGTAGGGGTAGAGCTTTCAGTTGCGCTAACTATGCTGAGACCAGGAATGTAAGTCGTAGATACCTCACTGGTACTTCCACTCGGCCAGTCGTACATGGGCGCCGAAAATGAAATGCTCGCTGTGACATCAGGCTCCGCCGCAGCAACTATATAGATAGGCCGCCCATTGTACGAAGTATCATCAAACTGACTCCTGTACTCATACGACCCAACCTCCATTACAGGTAGATGCACCATATACATCTTAGAATGCGCCATAGCCCACGACAGTGGGAGTCTCGCCCTAAAAACAGCAGTACCATGTGTAACCCGTTCCCCGAGCCTCATAGAGCTAGAAGTCAGCCGATAGCTCGAAGTATTAGTGGTCCCAGCAGTGATACATTCGAACAAAAACGAACTAGAATCCGAGGTCGTATTTGTATAGAACACGTCTCCTACCGAAACGGGTACGCTATAACTAAACGTCGAACGGTTCAAAGAGCCCTTAAAATACCGATAGTCGCTCGGCCATAGTTTCATACCCGCTGTAGTGTCGGACTGCGCGGCAGGGTTAAAAATGTCGGTGTAACTAAACGCTACATTGGCAGATGCAATCGCCTTTATCGCCATCACCCTATCCTAAACTCAAGCTCACCAGGGGCAAACTGCAACTCATCCCCGGCCACATACGCGGTAGCCGCCCGAAGTTTCATCCAAAAAATAAGGCTCGAATCCGCACCGTCCACAGCATCTTTGAAGACCCCCACCATAGACGCTGTCCCAGACCCGGTAGCTGGCGAGAACGTCAGGGTATTGATATTGGTAATCTTACGCTTGTATGTACTCGTGCTGTACTGAGCCGGGGCATTCCACTCGGAAGTGGACCGCGCCACAGCGAGACGGGGGACATTGGTAAGCTCAGAGAACGCCGTAGTGCTGGACCCCACAGCAAGATATACGTTCGGATTTGAGGCGGTAGGCCATAGCGCTTCGAACGCATAGCCACGCCACAGCCAGTCTAACAGAATACCCCATACGGCTCGGCTGGTGACCGTGTCGAAGTTAGACCCATAGTACGCCTTGATAAACATTGCCGCACGGGTATATGAGGTAGGTAAAGGGTTATCATATCGCACAGACCGCAATGTAATAACGTCACCGGGGGAAAGGTACGCAATCGCAGTAGACCCATTAGCGACCTGCCAAAATAAGACATTGCCCCCGGTTGCGCTACTGTGAATCGACACACCAACGTTCCCTACCGAACTATTTTCCATGCTAGTGCCAACGATACTAAACTCTAAAGTCTCGTTTAATATCCCGCGCATGTGCGTAGACCCAGCGCTGTTTGACATTCCAAAATTGTCGTATCCCATCGCCCCAGATATAGACCAGTTCGCCAAAGTCAAAGGGGCTCTAGCCGCTATATCCGTACGCTCTACCGAATCAGACGTTGTGTCATAGCCCACGTTGGTCATAGTGCCGAGAGAAACATATACGGTGGTCTGCGGTGTCCCTATTTGGCCTCGGAACACCGCATTGAGAACTAAATCACCGTACGTCGCACCAAGTGGCATCGCTAATTATCAATCTGGATTTGAAGCTGGCCAGTCTGGATACTTACAGAGTCACTAGCGAATATCGTCTTTGACGACGACAGCGCTCCCCAGAACAGCCGATTGCCGCTTGTCAGCGCATCCCATACCCCAAAGTGAGTAATGGTCCCCCAGTTACCAGTCGGGGTCGAGAAGGTAATCACCGCGTTGTTTGAGGTCGTACCAGACGTGCCTGACGATGCAGTAGTAGACCCCGCCGATTGGGTACCCGCCCAGTTGACGAGAGAGGCCGCCAGAGACGCCCTGGCATACCCATTACCAGATACCTCCGTGCCGGTACTCGAATCCGTAGGGGTGGACGTGTGCAGGCTGATATAGATGGTCGTAGGGGCTGTAAGAGACTGCCCACGGAACAGGAAATCAATCAGCTTGTTTTCCAGATAGTCGGTCATTGCCGCCATTATTGTTACCTCGATAGTACGTGTAGTAGAAATCGCAATCCGTGAGCCGATACAACAACAGCCCTCCGATATACGTTGCAAATAGCGTCCAAGCTGCCTCGGTCAAAACCAAAGCGTGGTCGTGTTCGGGGTGTGCGTAGTGGTGCCCATACGTGACCCAATACCCTTCCATGGCCATTACCCAGATACCAGCAACCAAGCTGCCAACCGCAGCCTTTTTATCTGACGTTCGTCGGCTATACGTAGACCGCACCAAACATTGGACGCTGGCGAACGCGACAGCCCCCCACATCGTAAAGACCCCAATGTACATCACCATTGGAGCAAATAGGCTCAGCGTACCAATCATTGTTTCGGCCATATCCGCTCCAGTAATGGCATTAGCCCGGATAGTGAAGTCCCAAGAAATACCAGGCCGCCACCCAGCCAGCCAACCGTCCGCATCCGAGCACGGGCCGTAGAAATTGCGTCGTGGTCAGCGGCAGTCGCTCGCAAATGCTCTTCGACTTTGCTCCGGCAGTGCTCCACATCTTGAAGGCGGGAATCTATACGTTTCAACTCCCCGATGAGTGAAGTCACGTCGGCATCGACGCGATACAGCTTGTTTGCGACATCAAGGAGACGGTCTACCTGCTGGTCAAGGTCCCGTAGCTGAGTCTCAACCGCCTGCGTACGCTGCTCGTAAATCTTGTCGCGCTGAATATCCCGCTGGTCTGCAAACGTATTACGAACCCGCCCCTCGTCCGCAAGCGAGTCAACACGCCGTATCAAGTCAGCGAGCGCACTTTTTAAGTCCGCCTCAACATGTATAGTCACAGCATCAGGACCGCTTAGTAGGCAAAATATAGGGCCTATGGACCCGAGCATTCCAAGTCCGCTGTACCCGAAGCAGTACAGAATCCACGAAGGCTAAATGCGCTCGATAGTCTACGCGCTGTGCCCGCTGGTGCGGCGCTGGTTTAGCATCCACGAAGGCCCCCCTGGGTATCCGACTATTTATTCTGAATCTTCGCCACCAACAATTCTAGCGCAGCACGAACCAAAGCGGACCCTGCCGCCTCAAGTGCAGGAGCCAAATCGGTATATACGTTGTACAAAGAGTCCAGAACCAAATGCCGCCGCTCAGACCCGCTCAAAGGGGAGGTCGCCGCATTGAGCACCAAGGCCGCCAGGGTTTCGACGACGCGCTTGTCAATGAGCTGGCGAAGGATAGCCAGGGCTGCCGAAATCAATATACTTCGCATGATATAGCCACTCCGCTATCGTTCGTCAGGATGTTGAAAACCACCGCCGAGGTCCACGTCTCGGGGTACAGGTCGTGACTCTGGAGCGTCACCCACGGAGTCACGACGCACGTCTCCACTATCGGGCTCGCGCACCCTGCCAGAAGGGCGAGACAGGGTATCAGGAGCCAACGCACTGAAACCCCCCATAATGGCCAAGGCAAGCGCCGTAATGGCAGAAGCCTGGTCTGGAGTAGCCTCCCATATCCCGAAGGCCCCTAAAACCGCCAAAAGCCCCGCCCATGTACTCCGCTCCCCAAGCCGAGACAGTAAATAATCACGCATCCCCACTCCCCCCATATCGGCCTGTCCGCAACATCGCAGCAACCCGCGCCGCCCGCGCCGGAGTCTGACGCGCCCAGGTAGAATCTAGCGCCTCAGCCGCCGCTTCAGCATACTGCCCCCGCTCAAGATACGCCAGGGTCTTTTTGAAGCGCAGCACCCCGCCTACACCGAGCTGATAGGCCATGTTGACCAAGGCGTCTTGCCGAACCGCATCCAACCGATGAAACGCGGGCCAAGCGCTACTCAACGCGGCCTGCTTTTCCTCAGCCATATATTCCATCACCTTAGCGGCAAGGGTCTTCGACCAACCGCGACACAGTGTCCCGTATCCAATGGTCGGATGGCCCAGCGAATCTTGATACAGGTCCGCCCGGAACCCCTCGTCCGCCATGAGCATATCCAAAAGCCGCCGAGTGGCCATAGTTACTTCAACCCCAAGAACTTAGATACGGTAAGCGCCTTACTGTGGTCCCAGACTGCATCGGGGACTTGTGCAAGGTCTCCAGTCACAACATTCTGAACCGACGTGATGGCCTGGGTCAGACTAGACGCCTGCGCCGTAATATGCGTGGTCACACCCGGCCAGGAGTCTATATACGCAGTGTCTATGTCTATAGGAATTAGATTACCTACGATATTGACATGTATATTGGCCCCCCCATTGAACGGAGTAACCCCCCGCCAGCCCAGGTCATTGCGTATAAAAACATACGTCCCTAGTTTTACACCCCCACCTAAGTCTTCCCCGCCCAACACGGAAAAAGCGGGAGGGTATCCCGCCCCCGCCCCAGAAAAGACCCAGGCTTTCCAGGCGGAATAAAGCTCAACAGTGGTGAAGGTGAAGACACCGTTCACCACTGCTTCATCTCGCCCGACGATGGAGAGCGTCGGACCATCAAAGATGAACTTATCCATCTACACCGGGTTACTGTAGTTACGTTCCACAGCGGGGGCGAGTAGGACATTGATACCTTGCGCCCGTGTGATATTGAACCCTACCGAGGCGAACTGCCCACCGCTCAGACCAATTCCAACCAGGGTTACAGCGGCATTTTGCCCCGCAGTCCGACCCCCTTGAACATTCGCGTCATAGGCGAACGAAAAGTTGATAGGTGACCCGGCGTATGTCCCAGTAATGTCCAAACCGTCTTTGTCCTTCACGATGACCGCGTTGGAGGTTCCGTAATCTCCGGATGGGGTGGTGTCGAAGAACAGCCAGTATTTGAAGTCCCCTGACCCAGCGTTGGACCCGAACGTAATCGTGCCCGCCGACACGAACGGGTAGCGCCGCAGTGTCCCACTAAAATCGTAGAAATCAACACTATTAAGGTAGTTATCATTTAAGTTATCAATGTAGACCCCATTAGAACCTACCAGGGTGTCACCGACAAACGACAGGAGCGAGGTCGCTACCTTTCCGTTTACGGTACCGGCGCCAGCGTCGATATCAGAATCCTGGCGTAATTGATACTGGATTTTTTCATATATCTGCTGCGTTGTAGCAGTAGCGTCACTGGTGATGACAATGCGATACGCTTCGTTTATCGTATCACCGTCAACATCGAATAGCTGGTCCGTACCAAAATATTCAACCGTGATGTTCGTCCAGGGTGTCGTCGTGCTAATAGTCGCGTCAGACGCCGATATCTTCAGGTCAGTGCCGTTAGATAGCGGGAACCGATAGACGATGTAGGTCAGGGTCGCCGCACCGATTTGACTGTTATTCGAATAGGCGTACGTCTTACCTTGCTCACGGCAGTACAGGTCAAAGTTATCGCCATCGGTGTAGTCAAAATTGCCGTTTGTGGCGTCACCGTAAATCTGAACCGCTTCGTTTACCGGCCCTTGGTACGTGAAATTGGTCGCAGTAGCCGACCCAAACCGATAATAGGGCTGGTCCGTTGCCCCTAAAGAGCCCAGAGATACAACGCCCATATAGCGGCGTAAAACAGCACCACCAGCGTTGCGCTCAGTCCAACCCGCAGTACGCAGCAATTTTCGCGTTGCGTCATTAGCCGGGAGCCATCCATTGATAAATTCAAACTGCTCTGGAGTAATAGCCTCCATAGGGAAAGGGTACTTGATATAGGTCGCATTCGTCTTCCATTCTTCTTTAAGCCAAGAATATAGGCATTGGCCAGTTACCCCACCTGTCGCGCCTTCATCAGACACGTTACCGGTAGTCAAAATCTGAATTGTCTTCGCCGTTGTATTTACAACGATGTCGGTTGTATCAACAAGGACATCTGGGTCTACGATTACAGCCATCGGATTATTCCTTCACAAGTATCATTTGATAGTTTGGATTCGAAACTACAATCTCATCCCCAGACGGGTGGGCGAATACCCTATGGATAGGTACAACGTCACCATCAGAAAAAGTTACAACTTGGCCCTCTTCGACAACGTCCAGCACTTCACCTACATGCTGGCCATCCGTCGTGTGCGAAATTCGATACGGCATGGGGTATATCCTAGGTCGGGTTTCTGTAATTTCTATCGTACGTTTGCGAAATCGGCAATGAGCTATCAGAGGCAGCTAGGCTATACCCGTTGATTCGCCAATAATTGTATTCTACGTGATGGATAACGATATCGACAGGCTGGGCGGACGTGTAGCTGTACGCCGGGTCTACACCGGTCTGCTTCGACTCCACACCGTACAGCTCAGTTATCGTCCCCGCCTCGTAGATACGCACCTCGGACCCATCCACAACGCCGGTCAGGGTCAAGGTCGCCGCAGATTGAACAGATACCGTACTGCCCGTGTACGTCACGCCAGAAGCCGTTCCACCACCTGATACGTTGACCGTGATAGCAGACCCGCTTGTGTTGTTGAGGTCGAACGTATTGCCGGAGAATTTGATACCGACGAAATCTTTACTGCCGGTCGTGTTGAGCTGGATACCCCGAGAGTTATTGGAAAACGTACAGTTCTGCACTCCATTTCCGTCAGGCCAAAGGAGCGCCCCCGCTGTGTCCGGGCTCCCCGTCACGGTATTGCCCGAAAACGACGCGGACCCCACCTGGATTTGATTGCAGCCTTGGAATACACAAGACGACACAGACTGGCCGGTTTTGAATCGAACGGCATCCGCATTCACGACTGAGTTACCGGTAAATACCAGGGTATCCAAGGCCGCGTTGTTCAACAGCAGGTCGAACCGCGTAGACGTAGAGGCGGACTTCAGCACAGAACTGGTCAGCTTCCAGCTCGTGGTACCGGACCCCTGGGGTTCAATCTTGTAGAGGTCTGCATTGACCGGCTGGTCCTCGAAGACTACAAGCTGGTTCGTATCCTCAAAATATATGTCTGACGCAGACCCGAACACTAAGTTGGAACTTACGAAGTAAACACCGTTCACCTTTTGAACGACGCCGTACCCTGCCGTTTTGTCAGCCTGTGCAACGGTATCCCAGGTCACAGGGTCCCCAGAGGTGCCACCTGTGATGGTCAAGCCATTGCCATACACAAAGTAATCCCACCAGGTATTGACCGCGTTTCTGGGTGAGCCCGTAAGCTGGAGCGCAAACCCCAAGCTGGTCACGGCCGTCTTAGTACACGACCCGGAGTCGAACGCTCGGGACGTGTCTACAGTCAGCAATACCCAACCGCCGCCGTAGGTATCACGGCCCCCTACGTACCAATATCCCGTATTGGTCCCATCGGACATGAACAGCCGAATACCGCCATTGGACTGCAGGTCCAAAAAGCCGATAGACGCATAGTTGAGCCAAATTCGAAGATGGGTAGCGGAGAGGTTAGTAGAAGAAATCGTGAAGGACTTGGTATTCAGCCCATTGGTGCGAAGGGTAGCCGACAGAGAATTGGTACCCTGCTTGACCACCTCCGTATCGAGCGTATTCGTACCCGACCACCCCGTTGTCGCCTCGCAAGTGGACAGCACTGTGAAGCCTGGGGTAAGGGTCGGGGTCGCCATTAGCTATATTCCAAGGAAAGCCTATCGGTCCATCGGTGGATAAAGGAAGAAACGCCGCCCGCCCACAATACCACAGTGGAGGTATCTGGAAATATCTCAATCCGTTGGATACGCCAGACGGGGTCCGCGTCCACAGAACTGGGAGCTGCGAACCCCCGATACACCAGGGTATCCCCCACGAAATCTGCCCGCTCCGCATACACAGAGGGCGCACTTTCCCCCGACAGAACCCCGGCCAGGGCCGCATCTACGATAGGTACGATATACGGGGTATCTTGGGCCACCAGGGAGGGGGCTTCATGGTCGATGCACCACAGTGCATCCGATTCGACAAACGTGGCCTTGGTCTCCGGCTCAACAACCAACATCGCCGTATCACGCAGAAATACAACATGCGTTGGGTTATCGTCGAGAATCACGGAGTCGTAACCTCACGCTCGACCAAGATAGTTCCACTGGACAGCTCAGTGACCGTACCGGTCAGCTCCATCTCCAGGTCGTACACCCCACGCTGCCACGTCATAGCCGCCGTATCAGCGGCGGAGATAACCACCGTGACCGTAGAAGCCGCTGGGTCAAGTAGGATTCCGCTTTCGTTGGGACCCAGGGTTCCGCCTGCAGGTACCGTAAGGGTAAGCAAGGCGGGTCCCCCAAGCCGAGACCGAATAGTCATTCGCGCCGTATACCCCGTGAGGTCTACCGGCGTGTAATACTGGACGTACCCACCCGAGACATAAGGCTTGAAGTCCGACGCATTGATAGAATTTATAGACAGGGTCGTGGGGTTTACCACGGTGACCTTCTTGTAGTCCGACTTCAGCCGGGGAGGGGTACTGGCGTTTATCTCCACCATACCCCGAACCGACACAATAGCCGCCGACCATCCATCCGGGAGTTCATGGTTTTGGGCGCATGTAATGACAACAGGGGCCGTATTGGTTATGGCCGATATCGGAATATACCGAATAGGCTCAGCCCCCCAGCGTAAAACCCTGGAGAACGTCTTGCCCTGCTTCAGCGTAAAGTCTCTAGCCTCCATAACCACTCCAGTTGTACACGACATCGGGCATTTCGGACGGGGACGCTTGGATGCCCCCAGTATACCGCGCTACAGCCCGTTCCCGCGCACGGGCGACCAGAGACCGATACACGGACCCGGCAATATCGCGGTTCTGAAGCGGGTACTTCTGTGCAAACTTAATATAGTCGGCCAAATCGTTGTTGTATGCTTCCGACCACTGGGTACCGCGCTCAAAATGCCGAACAATCTTGTCTCGGTAGTGCTTTCCGCGCTCCATAATGAACCGAGCCCGGTCGGAATACGCCAAATTCTGCCGCTTCACGTCGGCCAAGCGAGCCGGGGTATACCCTAGCATCTGCAAAATAATCTCGCTCCACGTCGGGTCGCCAATCATGTACGGGTTTTGCTTGGAGTTCACGAACCCCAGGTCGGCCAGCTTGTAGGCCCGATACGCCCCCGCCAGGGCACTGGGTAGCCCCTGCTCAAACGCCCCGATGAAATCCCCATGGGCGGCCATGGACGCGGAGGATATCAGGCGAGAGGCGACACCCAGACCAGGGCCAAGTACCCGGTCCCATGAAAACGAGTTTTCCACGCGCATAGGGCCAGTAATCAGCCCAGTCCCAGGTACCAGAGACCCCCACCCCAGGCGTTCGGATACGCTGAGGTTGAAGATGCCCTCGGGGATGCCTTTCGCAAACGTACGTCCAGCCGTATCGCCAATAGCCTTGCCCAGCTCTTCCCCGACCATCGCGCCTAACACGTCACCGAACAGGGTCCGCGCCCACGTCAACAAGGCCAGGTCTGCGATGAAAGGCGGGTCATCGTCGTCCGCAACAAAAACGGAATTTATCACCTGAGCAAGCCCCATCATGACTCCAGCAAAGGGGAGCCCTGCAGCCCCGGCCACCATTGCGGAGTTCGCCCATAACACACGAAGGGCGACCTTCGCACCAAGGCGCTCTTCCGGCGTCGTGAGGCTGCTGAACTTCTGCCGAACCAGCCGCATGTGCAGCTCCATAGATTGGAACGCATACGACTGGAAGGCCATTATCACAGGGGTAACCGACCGTAGGAACCCAGTGTTTCCGAAGGCCCGAGCGGCATTTTGCGCGGTGTAGTTGTATTGCGTCCCGTCTACCGCGTCGATAGCAAACTTATACGCCTGGTCAACTTTGGCATTAGGGGTTATCTGCTTATATATCTCATAAGCGGCAATGGCCGTTGTAAGCCGGTTCTGAAGCTCAGAAATATGGCTGCCTATGCTAATGAACTTAGACACGGTCGCCATGTACGAGTTTCGACCCTTAGACATACGGTTGATTTCATGGGTCAGCGAAAAATCTAACCGCCCCGCGTCTTCAACGTACTGCAGTAAGTCTCTAAATTCCTGCGGCAGGGAGCTAAGGTCTACCAATCGGTCTATCCGTCTAGGCTTACTGGAGTCTGGCTTGTACGTTTTTACAATAACAGAGCTGGCCATCCTCCAGGCTTTGGTGAGGCTCTTGGCTGCCTTCACCGCGCTCGCCGTGGCTCCACCCTTTGTGTTGGTGGCGATATGCCCAGCCAGCCAGGCCGTCGTAATATGGAACGGCTGCAGAAGGTTGTTGAGCAAGTAGCTCGGGTTCATAGCAAGAAGCCAGTTGAACCCGAGAGAGCGAACGGTATCCATAACCAAGTTATCGTCTGCCGTGAACGACTCAGAGAACCGAGTTACGAATTCAATGTACGTTTCAGCAGCGAACCGATGGGCATCCTGAAGGTCAGGCGTACGGCCAGACCGAAGCACCTCTATAGCCGCCCGACCGTCCCGTAAGCCCTGCTCCATGACGGGCATCGCCCAGATATTACTGAGCGTAGCCGTAGCGTGTTCAATATGCTCGCTGAACGACCGAATGTAGTCAGTAGAGTACCCTGGAATCCCCCCATTGATACGCGAGATGAAGTCCTTGGAAGGGGAGGCTTCAGGCAGCAAGTCCAGGAACGTATTGTACAGGTTGGATTGAACCAGGGAGACAATAGACTGAGGGACCCCGGCCAGAATGTCGCTCATCCGGTCATTCAGGTCACGTATGATTTGCGCAGACCCAAGGTTCTTTATTGCCGTCGCGTCATCCAGAGTCCGACCGGTCTTCAGCGTCCCCGTATCAACCAGGCTTGCATCCGAGACCTCTTTGGCGAAATCCTGCATCGCTTTCTCAGATATGAACCGAAGCGCTACCGCCGTAGACTTGTCATTCTCGTAGCTGACGCTGTGAACCGAGGCCCCATACTTACCGGCGACCAACTCTAATTGGAGATGCTTTTGGCTCCGCGAACCTGTGTTAGGCACAGTCGGCATACGGAACGTCGCCACCCAATTCCCATGCCGGGTTAGATGATTGAACGTATGGTCCCGTATGGTGTCGATGCGGTTGACAAACGTAGGAATGCTGTCCATCAAAGACTTGACCCGCACACTCTTGGGCGGGGCAAAGGCCAAAGCCCCCGGCAGCGCGTTCAAAACGTCTCGAATCGTCTGCTCGGCAACATGCCCTTCTGCGTCGAAGTGCCCATTGGTCGTGCCAGGGGTGAGGGTAAACGTCGTGGCCTGAGCCGCCTTGCGAATACCCTTGATAGGGTCCAACTGCCGTCGAAGCGCAGCAACAGGGCCTGCCATGGCTTGAACCGTTGGGTCCTTGCTCGACTTCAGCGCCCGCTCTGCATCCTTTATCAGGCGATGGAGCCGCCCGGCAAGCTGGAGCGTCATGAGTTTTCGGCTATAGCGGATATTGTTCTCTATCGCCGTGCGGGCCGGTGCAGGCAAGGCTTTGAACCGGGCAACGATATCATCAAATACCGCCTCGTCTTCCTGCGTGTTTCGGAGGATGGTAGCCCGATTCTGTAGATTCTCAGCGAATGTCTTAGTGTAATCTATGTTGTACCGAGTAATCTCTCCGGCAATCAGACCCGTTTCATGCTCCGCCGCCGCCCGCTTATCTCGGGGTAGGCTCTTTATATAATTCTCAAAGGGGCGCAAAAGCTCGTCATACGCTTCACGCCGGTACATCTGCATAATACGGGTCTTATCATTCGTGCCACGTAAATACAACCCAAGCGCTTTTGAGAAGTCAGCCAGGCGGGAGTTATAGGTCGTATTCTTATATAGATGATACAATGTGGAGGCGTACCGTATGCCCTCTCTGAGCTTACTCGCCACAAAGGTCTGGGACAGCGAGCGCGGGTGAAGGCTATTCATCGCTTGCGCGACAGTGAAATGCCGCACTGAAGTGTCTACGTTGTGCCCGTACCGCTGATATAGCGCAAGAAGATTATTAACAAACTTATCATCTATACCAAGGCTATTCATAATGTTAGCATCGGTATCAGAAAGCCACGCTTGAATGGTGTTGCGAATTTTAACTAGAAAGTCCGTTATGGTGTCACTCTTGACTTTGATATCCCCAGACAGAATGTTAGCCAACAGCTCAGAGACCTGATTGGTCTCCTTAGCAGATAGCTTCTCATCACCGTCTAAGGCGCTGACAATATCCTTGACATGCGCCCCATCTATAACCTTACGGGAAGTCTTATAGGGGGCTAATAGCTCAGCAAGTTGTTTTCGCTTAGCACTAGCCACCGCGATGATACCGGCCACTGCACCATGCGCGATTTCATGCGCAAGGATATGGGCTAACTCTTCTGCGGTTGGCGGTTTCCCATCAGCAAAATAGAGGACAAGCGTTTTCGTCGTATCAATATAATCCCCGGTCGGGGCCTTCAGCCCTTGAATAGATTGAACCTGTATAGTTATATCCTTCACTTTCGGGAATAGGTCAGCTATATGCCTAATGATACGAAAATACGCTTTGGTGGCCGCGCTCGCCTTCTTAGACTGCGTGTCCAACGCACCAAGCACATCCGATACCGTATCACTTTCCGCTACAGCCTTGGCCAAAGTCCCTGCGGGGAGGCCCTTAACCCGGACGGGTGCCCCACCGATACGAGAGCCAAACGTCGGGGATGGCTCTTCGACGGTCTCTGCCGTCTCTTCAGGAGGCTTGTCTCCTAATGGCTCATCCTGCGGCTCATTCAACCACTCATCCTGCACCTCAGCAAGCAGCCCTTCAAAAGACTGGTCAGCGGGCTTAGCGGCGGGCTTAGCGGCGGGCTTAGCGGCGGGCTTGGCTGGCTTGGCTGGCTTGGCTGGCTTGGCTGGCTTGGCTGGCTTGGCTGGCTTGGCTGGCTTGGCTGGCTTGGCTGGCTCCGCTGCGGGGGTAGTCTGAGCCTTGAGTGCATCATGGACTCGTGCCCCTTTAGCGGCCTTATAGTCCAGCGCCACCGTAATCTTGGAAACAAGGTCATCTATCGCCTTTACCTCACTCGGGCGATGCTCAGTACCACCTATAGCCGCATCCAAAGCCGCGTACTGTTCGGACGCTAATAGGTCATGCTTGAATTTTACAAACTCACGGAACGCCTTTATATATGAAAGCGCGTTATACTGGTCCTCGGTTAGATTCGACGCCGTAGCTTCGAGGGTGTCTAACAACGTAGCGTTATATAGCTTGTTTATAGCCTGTTTTATTAGACCTATATCATTAGACGCTTGCTTTATGCCAAGCCTATCTTTTAGCGCGGCGAACAGCCTTTCTTTGTATATAACTCTAAGTTTAGCCTGAACAGACCGTATTTCCTTATCTATCTGGTCAAGAGAACGCGGAGTTTTATATTCGGCGTCTTTGATAACCTGTAGCTTATCTAATATCTCCTTAATCTCTACTGGAATCTTAGCGTCACGGAAGATAGGCTTTATACTATCGAACAAACGCCCAATAGCAGTCTTCTGTTCTACGCGCACAGGTTTTATCTTAGCTTCCAGCGCTTTCGCCTGCGCAGCAGCCCGCTCAGCAGCTTTAGCTTCCTGAGCCGCCTTTTGCTCAGCAGCCAGTTCTTCCTTAGTCTTCTTAGGCTTTGGAGGTGGCTTCTTAGCAGCGGCGGCAGCCTTCTTAGCAGCAGCGGCAGCAGCCTTCGTAGCGGTGGCCTCCCCCGCCCACGCTTCTATCTTTGTATCAAAGTCATCAAAAATTGCGGCAACATCATCGAACCCGAAGATAGGGTCTGAACCCGTCGCGCTATTCGCCCTCCATTCCTCAATAGAGGTCAACATGGCGTCTAGCGCTTTAATACGGTCTGGTTTATCTAAGTTCGCCAGACGGAGCGCACGGACACGCGAAGCAATCTTATTTATAGCCGCCCGCGTACTAGCATAGAAGGTCTTTATATCCGGTATATCCGGGGTCCGGTTCGGGTGCGCAGTTAAAAGCGCCTGCGCCGCATTCGGATTACTCTTGGTATTTAAGACTCGGTTTGCTACATCTATGAAAGACTGGGAAGCAAGCTCGTTAGTGGCGGCAGTACCCCAGGTTGTTTTTGGTTTGCCGCGTCTCTTACCGGTTGTTGTCTTGGGTCCTGAGTTAGAAACGGGGACATTTGTGGTACCGCCCTGGCCTCTTGCGGGTCTAACGTAACCTCGGAAGAGGGACGAACGGCGACTTTGGGGGGCTGTTGGAACTGCGGTACCGGGAGTGGCATTCCCACTCCTTGTGGCCCCATGCCTTGTGAGATTGATTTCGTTACGTCGGGTTCCGCCATATAGAGCCTCCACCAGGGGTGAGAGTTGCGTGAGTGTATCAGTAGGTGCGTTCGGAATCGTATCGGCAAGGTCCGCGATGTCCACTGTCCCAAATCGAGGGGCAAGCGTACCCACGGCGGCAGACACAGCCTCCGGGGCAACATTCGGGGCAAGCAATGGGTTGGATACTTGCTGAATAGACCCTGTGGCGGCCTGTGCGGCGTCCATAGCGCTGGGGCGCAAAGCGGCCAAAGTCTTCATGACTTCGCCTTGCTGCGCTGGATTAAGGCCGGATACGGCCTGGGTGATTGCGTAATCATACGCGGCATCATCCAGCACGGGGGCCGGAGTAGCCGGAGAGAGAACCGTATTGGACGCCGCCGCTGTCGTTGCCTTCGAGCTGTCTTGAAGCGACTTGGCCAGAGATTTTGCGATGGCCTGGGCGGCAGGCGCGGTAACCGGGTTCCCTTGTAGAACAGACGTAAGCGCCTTGACTACACCAGATAGATTACTCTTGTTGCCAGTAAGGGCACCGAAGTAATCAGAGATGGTGGTTTTGGTCCTGGCCTCAGCGATGTTGTCTGCCACCTCCTGGAAGTCGGCCAAGGTCTGAGCAGAACCAATGGCATGGGACAAAACCGCCGACTGATTTTTAACGTCTTGCCGTTGCGAGATGGCCGCGTCAAACGTGGCGATATCGGCCTGATACTTGTCTACCACGCTTTGGGCCGCCGCCTGCGCAGCGGGGTCTTGAGAGGTCTCAGCGGCCTGAGCCCGCAAGGCCATCTCCCGCCCTATCAAAGCGGCGGCCCGCGCCCTATCAGGGGCTACCGACGCGAAAGAAGCGATTGCGGCGTCTACTTGCTCAAACGCACGTCCTGACATAGTCGCAGGAGCCTGGCCCGAAGCGATTTGCGCCTGGGTGGTATCGGCATACTGCGCTGCAGCATCAACGGCCCCCGTACGGAGCGCGTTACCCTGACCCGCCTGAAGCGTAACGGCTCCAGTAGTATCATCCACGGCAACTGTCCGACCGAGCTGAACTTGGTCAACCGTAGACATCGCCGCCTCTACCAACGCATCCCGCATCGCGGCGACCGAATTACCAGGGGTCCCTGGGTCAAAAAGCGATGACCGGGCAACGAAGGCAGATGTCATATTGCGGAGCTGTGCCGCCTCTTCCTGCTGCTGGGCCGGGGTCTTGGTCCCCAACGAGGCAACGGAGGCTTTGACCCGCTCCCAGAATGATACGGCCTCTTGCTCAAAGGCAGGGGGTACCGGGTCTTGCACGGGTGCTGGGGCCGGTGCAGGCGCTTGTGTAGACGTAGGTGCGGGGGCCGGTGCTGGGGCCGGTGCTGGGGCCGGTGCTGGGGCCGGTGCTGGGGCCGGTGCTGGGGCCGGTGCGGGCGCTTGTGTAGACGTAGGTATTACGGCAGTCGCACGACCCCAGGCGTCCGCGTACAAGGTCTGGGCCTCTGCGCTCGGGGGAGCCAGTTGCGCCGACTGCGCAAGCATGTCCAGCCGCCATAGGTTCGCGGCTTCTGTATTTCCCGTACGGGCGGCAATCGCATCCGACGCCGCCTTGAAAATAAGCTGGCGCGTAGGTTCTGCTATGGTGGGGTCGGTAGCCGCAACATCGGCGGCCTCTACCGCTGTTTTCTCGGCCCGCATCCGTTTACGAACGCTGTACGCACCCAAACCACCAAAAAAGGCAGAAAGCGCCAACGACGGCCCAATCGCATCCACCGCCGCTTCACCAGGGGTTGGATTGCCTTCCGCGCCGTACGCATTCTCTATGGCGACTTGGCTCGCCGCCTGTCCCATTTCCGTGCCAACATCCGTTGCGGCAGAAATACCCAACAGCTTTCCGAAGTCCTTCATGAAACTGGGGTTGCGCAGGTATGCAACCGCATCCGCGACCGATACGTTTTTCCCGAACAGTTTCGACAGGGGACCAACCATCAGTCGCGCCTGGGCGATATTGGCAATGGTCTCCCCCAATATCTCTACCCCACCGGTCATGAGCCCGGCCTTATGCGCCTCGTCTGGATTTACGTCCTTCAACGCATCGTACGTATCCTGATACTGGCTCAGCCCGAACGGTATAGTAGATAGCGTGGCCGCTGTACCCATACCGATAGCCGGAGCCGCCATGACGGTACCCGCAAGGGCCGCGCCTACAGGGAGCGCTTGAGAAAGCCCCGACGCAAAGGCATTGGTGACGGACCCGTAGCGCTCGGGGTATAGGTTGGGATTCATCCCAAGGACACCTTCCCGCCGAAAGTCTTCCGCTACGTTTTTGAAACTCGTGCCGAATTCATAAACCGGCGAGTCTCGGAACTCACTCCGGTTGGGGTCTACACCCATTACGTTGTCATAAATGGTACTGGCCCCCTGGAGAGCGCCGCCGACCATCTCAGCAAGGTTAGCCACACCACCCGCAACCAATGCACCGCCTACCTCACGGAGCGAGTTTGCGGGCTTACTGAACTCCCCGTAGTGCGTCCAAAACTCTTGCTGCTTATCAGGGGAAAGCCCCTGATAGAACTGCAATACATCCGGCTCTAAGATAGACGGGTCTTGCACGGCTATCGAACTCCGTTCATGTGGTCTACAGTGTTCTGACCCGTGGTTTTGTTATTCGGGTCGCTTGGATTAGAGCCGCGCATTAGCCAATCATTACCCGTAGCCTGCTGGGGCGGGTAAAGCCGCGATTGGAGTTGGGTATACAACTCGGACTCGTTCGCGCCAGGCTTGGCCATACCCTTTCGGAAAGAATTAAGCGCAGCTTGTTGGAACGACTCTTGCGCAGTAGGTCCAGTCATCTGTGCAGGGCGAGTAAGGCCGGGTAGGGCTTGGGCACCAATCAACATGCGCCCCCTAGCATCGTTGCGGGCACTGTCTTCCGTCTCGCGTTGGTGCGTGGCCATTGAGTTAGCGACGGTCGCATCCGTACCGTACCGCGCACCTTGCGCTTGCAACGTGGCGGCATACCGGTTGTTCGCAGCGTTCTCGCTGTTTTGGTACATGGACCCCATCTGGTTAGCCCACATATCTGTCGGCGCACGTTCTGTATCAGCGTACGTTTTCGTATTCTGAGCCAGGCTTCCAAGGGCTTCCATCTGCTTACGCCCAATCGCCCGCTGATTCTTGGCGGCAATCATGCTCATCAGGTCATTAGAGCTTCCGGTCGCCTGCAGGTTGGAAAGGGCTTGCTCACGGACAGACGCCAGCTCATCCGCATTAGGCATGGACCCCAAACCTTGCCGAGCCGCATTGGTACCCATCAGCGCATTGAGACGCCCATTTAGGCCATTCTCATACCGGTCCATGTGCTCATAGTTGACTTTGCCAGCCTCGCCTGGATTGGCGATGGTAGGGGCCTGGGGCATAAATGGCATTTGCGTGTTGGCTTGGTCTTGAGGCCGAAACAACCCCATCTGGTCTAAAACATCAACATTTTTCTGGTTCGCCGCATCCTGACGCTGGGCGTTCATGTTTGCGACATCCCAAGGGGACATATCTGGCTTAGGCATACCCGCACCAGGGGATGCAGCCGGGGGAGCTGCAGCGGCGGGTTGCGCAGCCTGGGGCGCTCCAGAGATGGGGGAACTAAGCGTCTCGGGTTTCTCTACTTTCGGCTTCAAAAGCGGTTCCATGTTACACCCTCTGCTGCTTAGGTAATCTACGGTCTATGGTATCCGCCTCGGCTCCAGGAATACGCCCGGTCGGAGGGGCGCCGTCCATGCCATTACGGACTGGCGGGGGTTCCGGGGGTGGAGGCGGCGGCGTAAAGTCCAGACCGAACCGGCGCATCACCGCAGGAGCCGCGTCAGGACCAAGGCCGTACTTTCCGATTGCCCCGTATACGGCATTCGGGTCCGGGTTATTCCCCAACCCATGAAGCGTAGCACCCATAGCACGACGCTGGGCAGCCATTTCAAAGGCTCGGTCCTCAGCGTTGTTTGCTGGGTCATACGCTCTGATTTCCGCTGTAGAGGCAGGGGGAGCCCCCGACGCATCTTTACGGGGGGATGGCATACCCCCGCCGAAAGCGCCTTGCGCAAAGGCTTCAGCCGCCCCAACCCCATACGGAATCATATTGCCCACCTGGGGGGCAGGGGGCGTCGGCCCGGCAATCGGGTTAGCCGAGTTTGGGTCCATCTGTCGCGGCGACCCATCAGAATTCGTATACGGCGTCACAACGGGACGCGGCGAGGCCGCAGGGGCAGCTTGCGGAGCATTACGCGCAAGAACCCTATCCATATTTGGGCCACCCATCGGGAAGAAAGCAGGGTCAATCATCCCGCCACGAAGAACCTCATTACTCGTATACGAGTCAGACGCGGCCTGGGGCGGTTCTACCTTCGGCTGCGTGTCCTTGGGCGCACTCTTAGGGGGTGCAGCTTTGGACTCGGCTGGAGGGGGTGCAGCTTTGGACTCGGCTGGAGGTGGGGTAGGCTTAACGTACGGCTTAACAGTACCATCCGTTGCATAAGCGGGAGGGTGGAAAAATTGGGTAGCAGGCATCCCCCGATAGTTATGCTCGTAGTTTTGAAACTCACCGGGCTGTGCGCCACGGGCAGTATCAAAGGCTTTTAGCGCGGCATCCAGGCCAGCAACTCGGTCTGGAGAAACCAACATACGACCGTACTCCGGCTCAGCCGGAATAGGCTCGCCGTCCGTACGGGGGGCATCACGGAAATTTTGCCCGGAACGCTCAGCCGTCATAGCACCCAATAACATGCGCTCATAGGCTTGTCGCGCTGACTCAATACGGTCTCTACGCTCCTTCTCTAGACGCGCTCGCTCCCTAGACGACGCTACCCCCCTATGCCCAGACTCCATATATCCTCCTACCAGGAAAAGCCGTGCCGACCAAATACCCACCCTACTGGAGCAAAGACCTTATGGCGCATCTCTCGTTGGGCTTCTTGAACCGCTTGCTCAAAGCGGGCGCGATGGGTCTCTGCCTTGGGCCGATTCTCGCTATCTACATCCCAATTTCGAAGGGCTCGGAATGCCGCCCACTCTACCAAATCGAGATGGTAGATGTCAGGGATTTCCGGAACTGCCGAAGTGTCGTCTAAGGTCAACCGCCGCAGCGGGAGCCGACAAACACGGAGCTGAAGCCTGGCCCCATCCGACGCAGTGTCCGGTGTGGGAAACAGCCGTATCTGGATGCTCCCCTGGGGGCCTACTTGGTCATCAGTTGCGAAGGCAATAGGTGTCCCAGCAAGTGTGCTACAAGACAGCGACCGAATCGCCTCGTCGAAGGCCCCAAACTCATTGGCCTGTCCCGTTCGAATCTGGTTCAGGACTTGGCCATCCAACCGCGCACTCAAGACGGCCAGAACAGACGGAGACAGCGCGTACGTTGCAACATCAGGAACCAAATATATCGCAGTCGCCGCATCCGTTGTTTCATCGCGCAAACACAACGTCAGCCGGGCGAAGCGGGTATGGGCCTCATCCAGGTACCGAATAAGGCTCTCGTCCGACCAATATCGGTCTGAAGTCCCTGCCACAAGAGCCGAAGAATCCCGCAGTACATTGGTACGAAGCTCATCTAGCAGCTCTGCGACATTCATTTACAGGTCCTTAGCCAACACGCGGTAGGGGAACCGAAGACGCTGCCGAAACGCTACAACCTGACGGGTACGCGGGTCAATGACGGGTACGTCCATCACGGCGTCATCCAGCACATTCAGGATTTCACAGGGGACTTCCGCCTCTTCACCAGGACGTAGGATATATCCTTTTCCGTTCAGGCCAATGTACTGGCCGGTCGGGGGGATGCTCTCGTTCTCTTCCAATATGATACGAAACCGCTTACCGGGGGTGTAGGTATCACGGCGGGAAAATCCGGGCATTTTGGGGGCAGGCCCAGCCAAGCCGGAGCCGTCGTTATCAGCCAACAGTGCAGAAACCATAAATAACTCCAAACATAATAACTAAAAAGGGGAACCCCATCGTATATATTGACAGGATTCCCCTTTACGGTCAGGGACGATTATCCCTCAGCTCGCCAGGCAAACGCCTTGCTTGCAGGGATAGCGGCGGCTGCAACCGTAAACGTACGGTCAGACAAGGTCACCACCAAATCTGAACTGGCGTCCAATGTCCTGGTACCGGCTGCGACGGTCTTGAGTGCAGACCCAGAGGCCATCCCCGCATACCATTCATACGTAATACGGTCAGTAAGGTTGACGAAAGTAATCACACGAGGGGTGAACCCCAGGGTGAATACGGTAGCTGCCGCTGTACCAGAGTCAGAAACGACATATCCGGTAGCGACATTAACAACGCTCGCGCTGTTATCCTGAGTATTGGTCGTAAGAGCCATACAATCCCCCTATTAGGCGGTGGCCGCAACTTCGGCACGAATCAAGAACGCATCTTGCAGGATTACCGCCGCCTGCCAGGCTTTCCAACCCACGGTACCGCGCTGCGCCAGGGGGTCTCCCGAAGCAGGCTTGGGATTGACCACCATGGGGGTCAAGGAGTCCTTGCCCTTCAGGGGGACAATACCGTAGGCGTCACGAGCCAGGTACAGGATGGGATATACGTCGGCGTTAGTGCCGGTAGTAGACCGCATCAGCCCCTTCGCACCGCCGATGTCCGCCCAGGGGGCAAACACGGTAGAAGACAGGTACCGAACACGCTCCACGGACCCGATTTCATTCTCGAACGGGGACACGGTACCGTACTGCTTGGTGGGGATGAACCCATCCATTTTACGGATATCGGTCTCCAGGTCGGGGTGGACCAACCCAATGAATGCTGCCTCAATCGGTTCGGTCCTGAACGATGCCGACGACGCCACGCGCTGTTGGATAGGCTTGGCTTGCTGCCGCAGAAGGGCAGTCGTGATACGACGTTGCAGGTCAGTCGTAATCGACGTATTTACGTCGGTGCGGGCTGCACCATTGGCATAATATACGTTCGTACCGGCCTTCAGGATGTTGAACCGAATGGTCTCGATGGTCAACGCGGCCTGCTCAGACATAATCTGAGTCGCTTCACGCAGCACCGGGTCTTCGTGGGTATCCATGACGACATCAGTGATGGTGACATAATCACCGTACTGATTGAGCTGGACTGAATAGTCCTGGTGCGCCAGGCGATTGCCAGACGGCGTAACGCCCTCAACCAGCGGGGTGAGCGCCAGCGGAACGTAATAGTCACCACCCGACTGACCGGCAGTACCGGTAGCTCCCTGCAGGAAGTACCGACGCCACTTGGCCGTCTTGGTGTTATTGGTCGGAATCGGGTAGGTCGAGCCGAACTGCTCAAGCACCATGTACGGCATGGCGCGTTCGAGCAAGTCCTTCATGACATACGCGGCTGTTCTCGGGGAGATATCCCCATACGTAATCATATTAGGCATAGCCAGTCCTTATTTCTTGGTTAGAAGCGGGTCAGGGGTCAAAGTCGCCGCGTAGTCGGTGTCGCCTACGCCTGAGTCAGCGTCCAGTTTAGCCAAAAGCGCGACAATCGTCGCCCTTATTGTTGCCAAATCCTCTTGCACGTCACGCAAAATGGACTTTTGCGTGTTATCTATGTTCGCTGTATTGATGCTTGCCATATTTTACCTCGTAGCTTCAGCCCACGCAGAATCGAAATCGTCTTTGTCCACCGATGCCGTAGCGGCAGTGGTGCGCTTATGGTCTACCGCGCCTAGCCCTTTTGCAGCTTTACGGGCTGCGGAGGATATCCGAGATACCCCGGACGGAAGCGACTCGGGGGCGGAACCCCGACCTGTAGCCCGTTTGTAGTCTTGAATCAATTCGATTACCTCGGAGGCAGTTCCCGCCTCAACGACCTCTTGGGCTCGGCCACGAATGTACCCTGGAAGGGTCGTAACCCATCTCCGTACGTCTTCATGGATGGTGTCATAGTCTGGATGTGCGTTCCGTAGAGCCGAAAGCTGTTCGCGGTCCCCTACCAGAGATGAAACGTGCGTAAATTGCTGCGCGATAGGGCCATAGACCCGGTTGACCTCTGCAAAGACATGGCCCACCAGCTCTCGATACTCGGCCCGCCTGCGAAGGGCTTCACCCCGCACAACGTCTTCCCAGTCGGAATTGTAGCTCTCCAGGAAGGCTTTCTCTTCCTCGGAATACAGGTCGGGCAACGATGGGGGCGGCGGGGGTGTCCCAGCCTCCATGGCGCGTTTGGCCTTTTGGCCGGGAGACTCGTACTGCGGCTGAGTGGCAGCCTGACGGGCAACAGCGTCCTGTAGCTCGTTGTACTTGGCCTGCCAGTCTACCTCTTCAGCGGTCGCCTCTACCTCTGCGTCTTCGGCGGCCTCTTCCGGCTCCGCGTCATCGACAGCCTCTACGTCCGCGCTCTCAACTGGGGCTTCCGGCTCCACAGGGGGGTCTTCGGCAAGGGTCTCCCCTTCCGCGACCGGGTCTTCGTGGCCTATCGCCTCGAACGCCGTGGAGAATTCGTCATAATCGGATACTGTGTCTGGCATAGTAAAACCTTATATTAAATTTCATGCGTAGTAAAGAAACTCAAGATTCTATCGTAGGCCCTGGCCGCCCCCTGCAAGCGGCATACCTCCGACGGGTCGCAAGTCACCAACTTCTCCTTGACCTTCTCCAGGCTGTCTTGGAGCAATATCATCATACTCTGGGTCACCGGCTCCCCCAGGGACCGCTGAAGGACCTGTAGATGTTCCTGAGCCAGCTCTCGCGGCAGCGATGTTCTCTGGTGTGACACCTTTTTCTAAACCTCCCAAAATCGAATTGTATACCTGAGCATTTGCCATTGCAGAGTTTTTATCCGCCTGCGTGAGGTTCTTAACCGCCTCGGCCAGCGTCTTACGAATCTCAGCCCGGACCATCTCAACCTGCCGGTCCTCAGTGGCTTTCGCTTGCTCAGCGCTCTGCTCATCTATACGTTGCGCCGACTCATCATCGACCAACACCGCGCCGATATCAATGTCTCGGACGCTGAACCGCTCTTTGGCCATCTCCCGCCAGTTGATGTACTTCGCCTCTTCTGGCCGTAGGGTTTGTGCCAGCGCGTCGTACGCGATGCCCCGAACTTCCTTGGCAATCAGGCTGGATGACCCTCGCGCCATGACCTGGAAGTCGCCACGTATGTCTGGCTTATCGTTGAAGTGCTTGTTGAACATCACCAGGCTGGATATCACGGATTGGGTGAACAAATCAAAGTTCCGAACGACATCTTTGAACGGCAACGCCGCCTCCCCACGGAGCATAGACGCCCCTGCTGCAGTGCGGAAGGGCTCCGAGGGGCCTTTCTGGATGTCCCCACCCGTTGCCTGACTCACGAAAGTCTCTTGGTCCGCGAAGTCCCGGAACAACGAAATGATATTGATAAGCTCGGGTATATGGCTATCTATATTGATACCCCGTACTGCAGGGAGCCCCGCCTCCGGGCCTGTGCCCTCCCGATACCATATTTTGTACGAATGTACGTTGGTAATATCCTGGTCAAGCCGCATCAGGTCTGTGTTGACCTCCAAATTCGGCCCACACACCACCCCGGCATTGTCCAGGGCCATACGGGAAGCCGCCGCAACGGCCATCTGGCTATCCCGCATCACTGACGGAAGGCCATTACCCAGGATACTGGACTCGTCTTCCTCAAAGACAAAATGGTGGAACGTGTTTATCCGGGAGTCCGGTTCAAGGGCCTGCCACGGGCTCAAATCGGCCTTGATTACCTCGTTCTCCAGCATCCACACCACGGCCATTACTTGCTCTGACAACTGTTCGTCCGGGATGTCCACCCCGGCAGACCTCAAATAGTGCCCCGACACATGGCCGTCCCAAACGATTAGCTCATACTTACGTCCAAACTGGTCATTGACGTTGAGCTGTACGCCCAGGGACTTCAGCTCCGATTCAAACGGCTTATGCTTGTAGTTGCCCTTTCTATGGTCTTTTAGGTACTGGAGTATCACGTCCCCGAAAAAGTCCTCCCTATCCGCCAGCTCCCGGAGCTGTTGCCGGGTCATGACGTAGCGTGTGAACTGCCCATCCATACGATGTAGGTATCGCGCCGACATATCTGGGTAGTAGTCCCAGACGGATATATGCTCAAAATGGGGCCGCATGGCCTGTACGGATATCGGTGTCAGCATCCCCGTCATCGGGTCACGACTCCACCGCCTTTGGTCCTGCATCCGCACAAACGGGCCTTTTAGGATGCCAATACCGTAAATAATGCCCGACATCAGCACTTTTCGGCACAGGGACACGTAGTCCACCATGCGGTCTCCACCCAACTCGGCAAGCTGGTCGTCCATCTCCCGTTCCAGGTTCTTTGCCCGCTCCCGAGCAAAAACCCGTATCGCCTCTTCAATCTGAGCATCCTCTACCGGCTCGTTTGGGTCCTGGGGCATGGACTGGAGCACCATGGCCAAGTCTGCCGGGTCCAGGTTGGGTACGGGAGTGGGCTGAACTGCCCAATTTCTCTGGCCGGTCGGGAAGAGCAAATTCATCAGCCGGGAGAGCATTGACACGCACTTGACACGGGTGAGCTTGGGGTACGCCTTGGACCGGTTGTTGGGCAGGGTCACGTCAGGGTCATAGATACCCTTGTACTGGCGTAGGTTGCGCATCCACTGGTGTTCAGCAAGACGCCGGTCATTTTCGTACTGCGTAAAATCCGACGATAGGCGTTGGCCTAACGCTCGTAACTTGTCTACATTCGAAGCCGCCATGTTAGGTCACCGCGTAGCTGTTGATAAACTTGGGGGGCGTGAAGTCCGAGGCCGACCGCCGCGCTTCCCGCTCCGTGGAGACATGATAGTACCGACATAAGTACGTAAACGCATCCGCCACATGGCTGTGATGGTTCTTATCGGGTTCGGCGGAGCGCTTGTTGCGCTGGTCCACGGCATACCGCCAGCCACCGCCCAGGGCACGTATCAGCGCCTTGCACCGGGGCGCAATGATAAGGGCCGGGCCTTGCTCCGTCAGCCGGGTCGTGAAGTGCTCCACGGCCTGTAGGCGGGGCTGAAGCCGGTTGTTCATATCGGGGAACACAACTTTGTACTTATGTTTTCGCAACACGTCCACCACGGAGCGTTCATCGGTCTGGTTGCGCGAGTTCGCCGCTGGGTCAGGGGCCACCAGAATGGGCTGCGTGGCGTACCGGGCCTTTATCAGCGGCCCCAGGCGGTCGGTACACAACCGGTCAGCACCGAAGTCTTCTTGTACCAGTTCATCGAACACCACCAAGCGCCCGAATAAGTCCACCTGACCGAACACCAAAGCAGAACTGACCCCAGGGTCAAAACCAATCACCATGGGCAGAAGCGGGTTGGGCCGGAGGTTGCCCTCTGCGACGTGGATGACTTTGCTGAACGTCGGGACCACCGGCTTGCCACTGAGGGAGTACCCCCACTCGACTTCGATATACTGCTTGGTCCAGGGGACAGGTTTCCCCTTGGCCTGATTTATGTAGTATCCCTCATGTCCGGGCAGGTTATCCAAGTTCTCCGCGTCGGGGGAAAACCCGCTGGGCTGCGTGAACAGGCGGGCATTGGACGGAAGATTGTCATACAAGTAGGAGAACCACCAATCATCCTCATTGCCGGGGTTGGAGCTGCCCCATATCCCCCAGTTGGTCGCCCCACCATCTTTTGCAGGGGGGTATCGACCGCACCGAGAAGACAGGGCGTCAACGATTTCTCGGTTGATTTGGACGAACTCATCCAAGATGGCAAACGTCACTTCCAACGACAGCACACGGGCTACGTCGTCGGGGGTGTCCAGGGGGCGAAACAGGACTTCGCACTCGACATCATTAAAACGTAGGGTGAATTTACTGTCCTGCGCCCGCCAGGTCCCGGCCTCGCCGTCCTTGAACCAATAGTTCCAGCTTGTGAGGGTCGTATCCCGAAGCTGCGGCATCGTGTTACGGACAATCACCGCACGGGACCGCCGTACCCCATCCAGGGGCGAAGGGGCCTGGAGAGACGCCATATAGACCAGTTTGAAGAACAAACCCGTGGTTTTACCCGACCCAACCGGGCCAAGAATCCACGAATAGAACAGCTCACCCTCCAAATGGTGGCGAATGAAGGAGTTGACCGTTGCAGGGGGTGTATAGTCAATAGTAGCCATATATTACAGGTTTATGTTTATTTGGAAGGCATTTCCAGTGATTCCCGAATTCTGAGAGGGTTTCGGCTCGTACTCGGCCCATCGAACAGTGGACTTTATCAGGTCCGCCCGCACCGATGCAGGAATAGACGTGTCATGAATCAACTTCCACGATTCCTTCAACAGCTCTTCGGCCTGCAGCTTGGCTTTGACCTTAAAGCTCATGCCGTCTTTGGCCAAAGACTCCCGAGCGTCCGCGAAGGCTTTCACGAACAGGGGGTCCCGTATCAGGTCTTCGAAGTGGTCCTTGGTCACGCCATAGGCTTCACACACGTCCTGTAAGGGCGCAGCGTTCATCGCCAGCTCAACGGGGAACATCGGGGGGAACCCCAACCGCGCCGGGTCCAGTACGCCGTTATGCTTCACGATTTCATTCATGTCTAAGTCCCAGTGTTAGCTTCAGGGGAGTGTAGGTCACCGAGATGTATACGGCAAGAGGGGGCGCAGAGCGGGGGTAGGAAAAGGGTTACATATAATTATATGTATAATATGTAACTTTGAAAAAATAGGAAAATTTATGTGTGATATAGAGGTATATAGGGAGGGGGGCTGCCATTTGTAACCCCCCCTGGGGGGCCTCCAGGAAAAAAGAATTCTTGACGGCAGAATATATGTTTTGTTTACTGAAGGTGTCGGGAGCAAGCCACTCACTAATTCACCCCCCGACGCGGAGACGAAAATGAAAAGCTACGCACTACCTAAGAAGAGCCACGCCAGGTTGAATGAGTCCATGTCTTGGGAGGCCGCGTACGCGGTGACCCAAGTGGAGTGGTACCCGATACGACGACGATTCCCGAAGGACATAATACACCTGATACCAATGGAGTTGGTACTGCTCGCCATGCGCCTCAAGGCGCAGGGCAAGTAGACCTGACCAAGGCCAAGGATGGCCACGCGCAGCCCGGCGCGTAATCCGGGCATAACCTAAACGCAAAATGAGGATTAAGACATGAAGACGTACGTTGCGACCGACCGGCTGAACCCAAATGCCATTAACGCCCGTTATGGGCGTCCCGCAAAGGACTGTGACCGCCAACAGGTGGCGATATGGTTTCACGCAAAGGACGACGAAGAGGCTATAAGCCGCTTCATCGAGGCAATCGACGGGGGTTGGGTCGGATATTCCGACCTCAACACGACTAGGATAGAGCCGCGTTTATACCGGTCGAAAGACTGGTATAGAAAGGGGCAGGACGCCCGCCAGGTAGGATAGACCTGACCAAGGCCAAGGATGGCCACGCGCAGCCGGGCGCGTAATCCGGGCATAACTTAAACGCAAAATGAGGATTAAGACATGAAGACGTTATTCACCCCAAAACACTACGATTCTTTGAGCGATTTGATGCGGGACGCCATTCACACTTCCGCCCGACCTGGGCGGGAATCCATCGACCCGGTAACGGGGGAAGGAACCCCCGTGTTCGGCTATCACGACGGGGTCATGTACCCCGCTGTAGAGACCTGGGATGAAATTTCCGGGGAGTGGTGGTGGGTGGCTGGTATCCCCAGCTAGCCCGCCCCACCAACCCCGCCAAGGAAGGCGGGGTTTTTATTTGCCTATCGAACAGGCCCCCAACCCAATGGGTATAGTAGTGGCGGGGCTTACGTATACGCATTACATATACGGGGGCATAACGCTTGACGACAGAACATACGTTTTGTTTACTAAAGGTGTCGGGAGCGAGGTGCTTCCGACCTAATTTAATCAGTCATTCGGGAGATAAATCCATGAGCGCATACGAATTCAACATGTCCTTCCCCCGCAACCTGAGCGCCCTGAGTGGGCTGTTGGGGTACTTCTACCCGGTAACCGGGTGGGTGGACCCGAAGAAAGAGGGCGCTATGTTGGAAATCCTCCGCAGCGCCCAATGGGGGCGCAGCGAGGAAGATAACGCCCACGGATGGGAGTTGATAATGAAGACCCGAAAGGGGCACGCGAGTGGATGGACGACCGCAGACATGGAGGTCGAAGTCCAAGACGACGGGTACGGCCGGTGGGAGTGGTCCACGAAGCCGGAGAACCTAAAGTGGATGGACGTGGGGGCGACGGTAACCCGATGGGGCGGGTATAGATGGGACGCATGGGAGGAGACCTACACCCAGGTGGAGGAGGGGGTGTGGGAAAGGACAGACTACTGGAGCAAGGAGGATGAAATCAGGGACGAAGAGGATGAGGCGTGGGCGGAGGCCCGCGAATGGGAAGGATGGGACATTGAGGTGCGGCTTATGAAGTAACCCGCCGCACCAACCCCGCCAAGGAAGGCGGGGTTTTACTTACTTAACACGCAGACCCCAACCCAATGGGTATAGTAGTGGCGGGGCTTACCTACATATAAATATAAATACCCTGTTTTTTGTGTTGACGGCAGAACATACGTTTTGTTTACTAAAGGTGTCGGGAGCGAGGTGCTTCCGGCGAATTTACTTACTTACTTGAGGGTACCGAAATGGCACGCAAAGCAAACAATCTGACCGTTCC